TTTCCAACCTCTGAATTACGTGTGAAACGGCTCGAACCTCTAGGCTCCGGCCGTTTTCTTTTTGAATTTCAGCAACCGAAAGGCAAAAAAAAGCACCTGAGAAATAGTTTCAAGTGCTCTTAATCAATCAGAAAGATACAGCCGAATTGCTCGGCGGAATGTATCCTTCTCAACCTCAAATCCCAAGGAGAAGTGACAAAATCATTTGCCACGTAGAGATATTAGCACAAACATCTAGATAAAAAACCTATATAAGAATAATTTTTCAGCTATTTGCCTAAAATAGTTCACTCCTCTAGGTGTTATTACTCTAGTCAAAGCTTTTACGTACTAATACAATCTTCTCAACGAACCAAAATAATCCCAAGGACCTCTGCTTCGATTTCGTTGCAGAGGTTTTATTTTGTGCGGAAAAAATGCCGACTGGTTTAAGGCACCTCAGACAAAAAAAGGCGCTCGAAGAATCAATCCCGAGCGCTCCAATCTAAATTTGAAATTACGGCCGACTTGCTCGGCAGAACGTAATCTCAACTCAATTGCTAAACGAAAACAGTATCTCTTTGTTTTAATTAAATAATTCTCAAATTTAGTTCTTCAGTTTTTGAATTGCCACGAATATTGCCACGAAAATTATGAGAAGCGTTGTTAAAAGAAAGAACGGTTACTTCTACTTCCGTAAAACTATACCGAAGGACGTAAAAGCTGAAAACTCGGCCAGAGATTTTCTAGTTTCGCTCGGAACTAAGTCGTTGACAGAGGCAATTATTAAAGCCTCTCCTCTGATACAATTAAGTAGTTACTTAGTTATGAATGCTAGACAGGAAAACAAAAAAATTATGTTTCGACAAACATCAGCCAAAACAACTGACTTATGTCTGAACTTTATGGCAAGTGTAACGATCGGCGATATGAAAATGACTTTTGAGGGCGAAACTCAAGAAGTTGTCGGCGCTATCAAGGAGCTTAAACGAGAATCTAATTCAAAACCATCAACACAAACAATTGAAATCTTTGATTCCGAACTAATTCTTTCAAGAAAAAATGACTATTTAAAGCATTTAAAGAAAATGAATTATTCTCCGCAAACAATAATGTCAATTGATTATTCTTTTAATGAGTTTTCTATAATTATGGGAGAAAATCGTCTCTCAGATATTAACCAGAAATTCATTAAACAAGTAGTAAGGATTATATTTGCTCTTCCTAATAGCTATGACAATAAACAAACCATTCAGACAATCTTAAAAGAAGGTAAACAGCCTAGAAGTTATAATACTTCTAAGAATCTCATTGCACGACTAAAAGGATATTTTAGTTATCTTGTTAATCAAGATTTACTTGATAGAAATCCTATAACTTCAGATTTATATCCTCAGCCACCGAGATCAATGAACTCTAATAATTACGCAAATTTCACAAGAGATGATCTACAAAAAATATTTTCTAATGAAATTATCGAAGGTTCTAAGTTTTTAAGCTATCATTATTGGTCATGTGTTTTGGCCTTATATACAGGCGCCAGAATCGCTGAAATTCTTCAGCTTCATCTAAATGATGTCGTTTTCAATGAAAATATTTCTTATCTCAATATCAATAACTTAGACGACAAACTTATCAAGAATAAATCATCTATTAGAAAGATACCAATTCATCCCAAAATCTTAGAACTCGGATTTAAACAATTTTATGAACAAGTTAAATCAGAAGGATACGAAAACTTATTTCCTGATAATTCTTCTTTATATATAAATCGACCATCCAATAATATTAGTGTTTGGTTTGGAAAATTTTTAAGAAAATTAAACATTTCCCCTGATGGTACACGAAGAAAAGTTCTACATAGCTTTAGACACACATTTATTACAGAATTACAACGATTAGATACGCCCCTTGAAATAAGACAATCAATTGTCGGTCATTCTTCTGGAGTTATTACGATTGATGTTTATGGCGAGAAAACACAATTAGATAAGATGTATGAATGGATTAAGAAGATAGATTTTAATCTAGATATTCCAACACTAAAAAATACTTCTTTTCACAAAAGAAAACGAAAAGAAGTATTTTCTAAATACAGTAAATAAAATTAACGGGGCGAACGCCCCGTTTCCTTTAGTTGTTTTTACTTAGTTCTTCAAACAATGCCTGATTTTCTAAATTCAAATTCATCATTGTTTTTTGAGACTGTTTTTTAAACTTCAAAAGCTCTTCATTCTGTTTAACCAAGTCTCGGTAATAATGAGAAACTTCAACTCTAAAAGCATTGTTTAAAGTCTCTTTAGAAACGCAAATTCGATCATTGACTTCATACTGAAATCTGACCGAAGAGTACATTTCTTCTTTGACCCTTGCTTGAAAGTTTTCAACCAGCAAATACAAAGCTAAGTTAAATAAAACGACGAAGCTCCAATATTTAATTTCACCGCAAAATATAAGCGAGGAAATTATAAATATCAAAAGCATTCTTTTGCTGATTTTTAAGTTCCTATCAATTGCAAGAAGTGCTTGAACTTCGTCGCTAAATTCTTTCTTCTCTTCGGGTTCTTTCTTTTCTTCTTTTTCCATTAAGCGCTCTTAATCGCTGATTGAAGTTGTTCTTTTACACGCTCTAAAGAATCGGCTTCTGTCTTATCGGTTCTGAACTCAACAAATCTCGGTAAGAACAGAGAGTATTTTTCGCCCTCTTCTTTCGGCTCCATGATGTTGTTGAACCGAACGGTAATGACGTTTCCAATTAAACCTTCTCGGTTTTCGTGAATGAGCTGTCGTGTTGCGTCATCAAATCCCGATACGGAGACCTGAAGCAATTCATCACTTGTTTCAGCTACTACTGAACCGACTGAATCTTCGTACTTGCCCTTTCCTTCTTCGTAACCGACGATCTTTAAGTCGCAGTCAACAACGAGCTTCATTTTGATCTGACATTTAGAGGTACCATCTTTCCAAGTGCCGTCGAAAGTCTTGAGAATTGCACCTTCTTTGCCTTGCTTGAGCATACTGGAATAGAACTCTTGAGCTTCGGTAAAGTTATGAACCTTCTTAGTAGGCACAATCTGAAGATGTCTTACAAAATGATTGGCTTTATCCTCAGAGTCACGCTCGAACGGCAATTCGGTAAGATAAGCAAGAGCCGCCTTGTACTCAGCAGTCATCTTCAAGAAACGATCTTTATAGCCAATCTTGCACTCAATACCCTCGAGGGCATAATCAAGCGGAACAGAATCCCAAATGACAATACGAGCGTAATACTCTTTCGGCATTGCTGTTCCAAAGAGAACAGAGTTCAGAATACCGTTACCTTCTTCTCTTGGCAGAACCGTATCGTCTTTTTCATTGAAGACAAGCAACTCTCCATGAGACTGAGAACCCTTAACAAGACCGAGCATCAGAACTTCTTGAGGGACATCGGGAAACAAAAGCTCGTACTTGAATCTATTGCCAGTACGGGAATACATCTCAAGACCCTTGTCGGTGTTGTTTACGTTAATAAACATACCGTCGCATTTTTCTTGAGCAATGACGCCCTGACCCCAGTTGATCTTTTCAAAAGGAACCTGAGACGGAAGACTGCAACGCATATAAGGAATAATTGAAACTGCGTGAGCTTTCACTTTATTCAGTGTTTTTGCTCCGACCCCAACACGCAAGTCTTTATCGACAATTCCTTTTAAGATTCTCTGAGCTTCTTTTGAACTACCCCAATAAAGAGCAGAGAAAAGTTTTACTCCATCGTCAGTGTTTAAATTGATTTCACCGTTGTTAATTCTTGAACAAATATCGTCAATAGAATAACCGCGAATCTTATCTGATTCTTCTTCGGGGATTAAATGTTCAGAGACATTGTAATAGTTGAAAAACGGATTTAAAGACAGATTAAAAACTTGCCACAACGGTAAATAGCTGTAGTTGTTTTTCAGAATCTCTTCTTTAACTTTTCTTGAGCCGTTTTCTGCTAATGAATCAAAAATCTGATTGATTTTCAAAACATCGCTGTCTGTAATCTTAGTGACGTTTTCCATTTTCTTTTTTCTCCCTTTTTTCTGCTTTTCTCAATTCTTGAAACATCATTCTTGATTCCCAGCTTGATCTGTCAAAACCGCAGTAGGAAATGATGCCGTATTCACTTGGGGTGTGGTCGTTAAATTCTCGATCTATCTTCTGATTTATCGACTCACCGTCAAATTTGATGTTGTCGAAATTCATAATTACCTTCTTAAGTAGTTAACTACTTATATTTTAGTTTAAAGAAAGCAGGAATTTGATTGCTGACAATCTGTTGATAGGTACTGCCTCCCAAAATGCTTTGATGACTTCTTCGGGCGTGCATTCGTTAGGGTCTCGATCTTTCGGCAAAGTAGCGACACGCACCGTCAATCCTAGCTTTGCGACCTCTAAAGCGGCTTTTACGGCGTCTTTTAAAGCCTCAACTTCTCCGTCCCACATGAATGTGCAGACTTTAAGTCCTTTATCACGCAGTTTTTTGAGGTAATCAATCTGACCTCCGCTACTTAACGAGATGTGCTTTCCAAATGAGGCGACTGGAAGAACTTTGTTTAGGGCGACTTCTTTCTTAAAAGCCTGTCTGATTGCGATGCAGTCGAAAACGCCTTCACCGATGACGATCTGATCATGACCGTCAAAATTCCAACCGTTGTAGAAGAGCGTCCCAGTTGCATTCAGTCCAGGCGGGAACAGATAACGTTTCGGACTTTCTCCCGTGTAGTCTCTGCCCTGAAAAGTAACTGTCTTTCCATCAATATCGAAAATCGGAATGATGATTCTTCCCGAATAGTCTTGATAACCGATATTACCGTCTGCTTTGCGGTATTGAAAGTAACCCGTTAGACAATCTCCGAGCTTGAAGTATTCAATCGACTCAAAAGTGATGTTTCTGTCGTAAAGGTATTTGGCGCTTCTGAAACCGCTACCGTGTTTGCGTATAGCGTCTGCAATGTCGATCATCTCAGGCATAAAGAACCGAGTGTTTTCAAACACATTCTCTTGAGCGTGATTGACTTCTTTCTGCGGTCTCCAACCTGTTTCTTCAGAGACGGCTTTAATGTGGTCAACAACTTGTCTCTTTGAAAGATTGCTCAGATAAGCGCTGATAAATTTCCATTTGTTGAACTTAGCTTGACAATCACCATGAAAGCAGTTGCCAAGACCAGTTTCGGCATTCAAATAAACCTTCCAGTTTCCACCTCCGCAAACGGGACAAGTTTTGATATTTAACTGAACACCGTGAGAACCTGTTGTTTTGCGATATTGAATCCCTTCTCTATCAAGCCAATACTCAATATCGAGAGATTCAATTGCGTCAGCCAAATCACTGTTGTACATTTTTCATTGCTTCCTTCAAAAGCAAGAATGCTGAAGACGAACCTTTAAACATCTTCTTTTCATCGGGATGATTGAGAAGTTCGGGATGATCTTTCAGATAATCTTCTTTTGCATCGTCAAAAAACTCTCTGCATAACGCAGACAAATCTTTTACCGACACATCGGAATGCTTGGAAAGAACTGAATAGGCTCGGTTCAGCGTAAAGTAGCGTGCAAAGTCTTTTTGAACTCTTTTGATCTCTCGTTCTTGATCGGTGACTTCGGCGCTTCTTCTTGAAGAATAACCTTCGATACACTCAGAAAATTCTTTTGTCTTCCATTTGATAAACGGGAGAATTTTGCAACCCTTCCAATCAATGTTATGAAGAACATAACCTTCGATTGTTCCATCAACAGAGAGCTTGCTTCTCTTCGGCAGTTTATCAATGTCGATTTCATAGAGATAGCTGACTGCTCGATTGTCTAAAAGCGGTTTCTTTTCTCCAATAATCGGTACGAAATACTGCTGAGTATCGATATTAGCCCCTTTGAGACTGTCTCTTGACTGATACAAATGAGCGTATTTGAAAAGTTGTTCAATTGTGCAATCAATCCAACGATTTATTGTTGGATAAAAATAGCTAAGTCCGAAAAGTCTGATCTGAGGAGTTTTATCACCGTACCAAATTCGGTGAAGAAGTTTACTGTTGATTAGCTCACCGTAGATGACGATCTCACGAAAATCTCTATTCCAGTCATACCGAAGAGCAACACGAAGAAATTCTAAGAACGGCTCGATCTTTTTCATTGCGACTTTAACATCTGCATTTTCAGAGAAATCTCCGCCATTTCTTGAGCGAACCACCCAGCTTTCGTTCCAATTAAGCTCGCCAATGACTTCACGTTTATTGCAAATACAGACGTTACAGCCGTCCAATTTTTCTGTTACGTAAAAAAGATCACATTCGACTTGGTTCAAAAGGTCTTTATCTATACGCTCGTAGTTCTCAATTGATCTCCATTTATGAAACATAGTCGTCTCCTTATGACGGTTAATGTTCTTCGTCTTCGGGCATTCCAGCTACTCCCGCTGTTGGGTCTGTAGAAGTTGAAGCGGTTTCGCCTTCATACCCAATAAAACCTGAAATAAATTGCATCTTGGGAATGTCTTGTTTGATCTTTAACGTGATTCCAGACTCTTGGTTTCGGCTGGCGACGAAATACAACCGAGCTTCACCTTTCAATCTTTCTTCTTTTGTCGTGTTAATTGAAATCACAATGTCAGCGGTTCGAATTTTGTTGAAGTCTTCCGCCACGTGTGTCATCTCAGCAACTTTTGCTTTTGCGCCCTCTCGGTTCGTCTGAGTCGCGGTCAGAATCGCGCAGTTGTACTCAAAAGCTAAAGCTCTCAGATCAACGTAAATCTGTCTGAAGTTTTCAATTTGATTGGGCGACTTAACTTCGGGTGCCATCAAATCAGCGTAGTCAACACAAATCAGATCGTATTGAACGCCCTTGTTTCTCGCTGACTCAAGATAACGTCTTAAGTTTGAGACTTTCAAAGAACCAGAAGGGTATTCTTTGATATGCAACAAGCCCATTCCTGTGGATGACAGAACTTTTTTTCCCTCTTTCTCAGCCCTCTCCCTTTCTTTTTTCGCTTCTTCTTTTATTCTTTGCGCGACAGACTCAATCTTGCGTTTAACTTCTTTTGAATGCTCGGCCAACTTGCGTATTTCAGTATCACTAACGCAAGCATCCAAACGAGCAGAAACGATGTCAGTTGCAACCTCAAGCGTTACATACAACACGTTATACCCGTGAATACTGGCCCCTTTTGCGAAGTAAATACAAGCCATTGACTTACCACCCTTTGCGGGCGCCATAATCAATGAAAGCTCTTTTCTCCCCCAACCTTTTCGATACAAAACGTCATCAAGCTGTTTACAGCCCGTCGTTACACCTCTAGGAGGCATGAGACCCGCTAATTCGTTTTCTCTGATCGTTGTCCGTTTGTCGATTTCTGCGAAATAGTCATAGATAGAGGAATCATCTTCTGCTCCTACTGAAAGAGAATCTCTCAAACCCTTCTCGATCTTTCCCCAATCTCGCTTCTCAATGAGATCGACCGATTTCATAATGGCGCAAGTAACCGCACTGCTCCGAGCAAACTCGGAAAGTTTGTCAATAATCGGTTCAGAAGGAGGAAGAGGTGTCGAATTTGTATAGACCTCTTTTAGTATGGGAATAATCTCTGCTAAATCCGACTCTTTTAAGATTTTCGCTTTTTTGTAGTCGTTCAATACTTCTTTAAGCATTGAGCCGTCTAAGGGCGCTTTGTACTTACTGTAGAAATCCTTTGCAATCTTGCACAGCACTGCATTCGCATTTGAATCGAAGTGCTGTGGGTACAGCAGACTATCGGCACGACGCATGAAATTGATGTCACGCAACGCCAGTACCACCAAAGCTCTCTGAAACTCTTCATCGAATTCGTACTTGATGGGTGTGCCGTCTGCTGTTGTTGTAGGGATTACCTCTTCAGTCATTTATTCTTCTCATTTTTTGATGACAGACATTATATCTTAAGTAGTTACCTACTTATTATTTAAACAAAGGTTCGTTGTGCGTTTTGTACTATCGTTAACCCGAATTCTTGCAACGCTTTTTCGATTCTCAGCGCATTGTGCTTGTACATCATCGTTCCAAGAAGCAGTTCTCTTTGAAAATCCGAAACGGTACGTTTGACCCGAGAAACAAGATAATTTTCATAAGCAATTTGATCAGCATTTCCGACGAACCTTGCAGGAGAAAAGAACGGGTCTTTTGCGTAGAACGTTTCGTCGCCCAGCCAAAAATCTCTTTTAATCGCATTCATCAGCTCTTTATCTTTTGCCAACTGTAGAAACTGAGCGGGTCTCGGGTAATACTTTCCTTCGAGTTTGTGCAGTTCTTTAAGACACCCTTCTAAAACCTCTAAAAACGCTCTGTATTCGCATCCGATCGAATCAGCACACCTTCTTAGCTGATTAACGCAAACCTTCTCCCTAGACGCTAAAAAGTTGGTTCTTGCACCCTTTCTGTAGCGACTTGAGGCTTTCCCTTCTGTAAACTCTAACCAACGAACCGCAAGCTCTCTGTACTGACCCCAAAAGTAGTAATCGGCTTGAATCGGATGGAGCCGACGGTAGTCAAACCACTTCGAGCGAAACAGTCCTGCTTCATTCGCCCTTTGAAGGGGCGTAAAAGAAGAAATCATCAAAATCTCACATTCTTCGAGGGACTTGTCCACTCCGAAGGTAGTCTGCAACCAAGTAGGAAGTAACGTTTGAATCATCGTTTTCACTCCAGCTCTCACCCATTTATGTTTCTTTAAATTAAGTAATTTCTTATTTATATATATTATAAGGGTGAGAGCTTCGTTGAGAGTTTGAGAAAAAGAAACCCGCCAAGCTGAATACTGGCGGGGTGATGAATCAAATTTCGGTTTACAGACTTAGATTTTTGATGTGATTTTGAAAGAATCGACTAAATGGGTTTTCGCTGTCATTAAGCCGATCTTCGGCTGTTTTAACCTCTTTCTTTATCGTTTCTTTCGCTATTGCTTCGCACGTCCAACCGCCCAACGGAGGGTCGTTTGGATTTGGCGAGATATTAGGGATATATGGAGTAGCTGGATATTCCTTACGTTCGTAGAAGCGTTTGTACTCTTTTAATGGTCGGTCGTCCTTCTTTGGCTGTTCATACGCTTCGACAATTTCCTGTACCAAACCTGAGCGAACAATGTCTTCTTTTTTGAATTCAATGATCTTGACACTCGGAATGTAGCTCAGTCGTTCGATAGCGTCGGTTAAACCCGACTCACCTCTAATGTCCTGCTGAGAAGTATCGCCATTGACTACAACCGTGCAGTTTTCGCCAATTCGAGTCAAAAACATCTTCATCTGTGTCGGAGAAGTGTTCTGAGCTTCGTCCAAAATTACAAAGCAATTTTTGAAAGTATTGTGAGTCACGACAAAGTTGCCAGTTAAGTACAAGTGGTCTTTTGCTTCGACCTCGATACACTGACATTCTTCTTCTCCGACATCTTCTACATTCGTAATGATTCTGAAAAGATTAGACGGTTTATACATCTCTGCTTTTCGTTTCAATCTAAACGGATTGATAGAAGAAGGAAGAATGATGTCAAGAACATTCATTTCAAAGCGACTATGAAATATTCTGTTTCTAACACAATGAGCTTCTGGCGAAACTGCACGCAACCGCATTCTGACTATTCCGCCAAGAGATTTGACTAACCAGCTTACTTGTTGAGCTAAAAATACAGAGCTTGTGTAATACTGAACTCTTGTATTTTTCTTTTCACTTGTCTTGTGAAAGAAAACTGAGCCGTCTGTATCCATTAACCCTCGTAACAATTCAAGTCGCACTTCGGAACTGTTATAAAGATATTCGTCAGGAATAAACTTTTCGTAAGATTTTTCTCCGAACAGTTTTAGCTCTTTTAATGCAGTAATTAAAGGGTTGGCGCGAGAAGTTTTTTTGTCTTGCGGACGATTGATGTAATAATCAATGCTACTTTGGTCATTCGCAAGATGAATCTCATTTTCCGAGTCTTTCAAATGCTCTCTTATCCAATTCACAATTTCAATATCTTTTGTTGTGAAACGAATTTGATTTCCTGTCAATCCGCCGTCTCCTAACAGAAGTCCCAAGAAGTATGGGTGAATCGGAACGACTTTAGATTCAAACTCGATAGGCTTAGAGACAATTGGAATTTCATGCTTTTTGACACCTTTCGGAGAAGCTAGCGTCTTTTGAATTTCCTCTGTTGTCTTAACTGTAAAGGGCTTGTTTCTAGTTCTGGCAGTTTGATTTCTTGTTGCCCATAAATGGGTTTTACTGCAACGAACTATTTCTCCATCTGCAAAAGTAACATCGGCGACAGGTATTTTGCCTTGCGGATAAATTCCTGTAATTTTCGTCGGCTCTCCATTAGAACCAAAAACCATATCGCCAACTTTGAGGTCTCCCATTCTTACATAGCCATTTGGCGTAGGAATCATCGAATTCAAAGGCTCGGCATGACCCCTCAGATACGCCAGCGGTATAGCTTTGATCTTGCCCGCTTTAATCATGTACTCGGCTTTACCTTTACCAAGACGTTCATAGAGAACCTGCTTAAAAGGCTGAAGATAAGGTTCAAATTTTTCTTCTATTTCGCCTGGAAGAAAGCCTAAGCTCTCACCCGCCTCAACTGCGGGTCGTGTAAGAATAATCCCCTCTGTTCTGTCATTTAACAATGCTTGAGCGGCCATCGCTGTAGCCAGCCAAGTTTTCCCCGTGCCAGCAGAACCCGTTGCAAAAATCAGCTTGAAGTTTTTAATGGCGTTGATGTAACGCTTTTGAGTCTCGGTTTTACCTTCAATCGGTTTAACGTCGGGTCTGCCAAGGTCTTCTATCGACGGTTGTTCTTTTCTTCTTGTCATTATTAGTATTGAGGTTCGGTTGCAAAATCACGCTGATAAAACTTACCGCCAGCTATAGCAAAATCAGTGACGGGGATGTACTCGAAGTTTGTTGCTTTGGTCTGAGTATCAATATGCACTAAGCCAAAACCTAATCCCCAGCGTTCTCCTTCACAATAGCTTGCGCTTCGTTTGTGTCCACAACCCAGTTGATGCCACTCGAATGTGCCATAGGTCGGAGAAAATGAACTCCAAACTATGTGTTTATGGTGATGCCCGTGACATCCCGGCATTCCCATATTTCGAGCTTGCGGTAAGTGATGTACTAAGAAACTGTCGTAATAAACCTTGTAGTTATTCGCAATCTCTTTTTCTTCATCACGCTTGCTCCAAGCTCGTAAATCCGCTTTTGCAATGTAATTGACTTCGTACTTATCCAGTCCGAGAAGTTTCGGAATAGTAAAGCCGTGCAGGTCAGAAAGCACCGCTCTCAATGCAGGCGTTGCTTCTGCTAAGTGCTTAATTAAACGGCAATTACCTGTAAAATTCACGACTCCGTTACGTCTCGTAATCAAAGTACCGTCGATAGTCTGAACCGCCACAACGGTCTGTCTGTCGGCTTCTTCAATGTTGACTGTCGCTCTGGAAGTTGTTGTGTTTGTAAAAAGAACCAAGCACCAATTCTTTTTAAAGCCCTTGTGTTCCCAAACTTCTTTATAAACGCAAGGAATGCCGTTGCAGATGTAGGACAACTGAAGAGCTTCGGCAATCTTAGGGTCATTAACAATCAGGCGTCTTCCGTGTTTAGAGGGTCTTTCTTCAAGATGCTCTTCCGCAAGTTTTAACTGTCTCGGAGTGAGTTTGGACAGAATCAAGAAGTCAACCTTTCTTTTGCCAGTGACCATAGCAATGATGGCTTCGTCAGAAACCAACTCATTAAAGGACAAATTCAGAGAATTTGTTTTACGGTTCTGAAGAACATTCTTTGAAATGAAGTTCTTAACTGGCTGAAGTTTGCCGTCAATATAGATGTTATGAGATTTTGAAATCAACTCATTGGCCAGCGTTCCTGTGACGTGAACACACTGCACAAGTTTCATTCCCGCTAAGGCCTTCGGATGATCAAAGTGAAGCTGATCTTTTTCTTCAGAATGAACGAAACTTGCCACCTTCATGTCATAGCGAAGATCGGGAGCTTTGACCCAGCCATGATCTGTCAGAACTTCGGTATCAAGAGAGACGCACTCGTGATTTCCTTCGATTAAGTCGATCTGAGAATTTGGAGTGACTTTGCGCATCGGCTCAAGAATGTTCTTATGCACAAATTCAATTCTGTTGACTACATTCCATTCTCTTGGATCAACGGAGTACTTACCGAATTCAGGAAGATCAAAGAGGTCTCCCGCAAGACAGATAACATCAGGCTGTGCTCTTTGAGCGACATCTAAAAATGTTCTTAAGAAAAACTTGTCGCACTCAATATCGTGAAAATCAGAACCCACGAGAATCGTTTTAAAGCGATTGTTATTGGGCTTGAGGTACTTCCCTTCGTAACCCTTTCTTTCGTCGTTAAAAACGCTGTAAGAGTCTCTTGAAGCGTGTCTAGCAATGTCTTTTTCTAACTGCTGTTGGGCACGTGTCAGAGTCAGTCTTGCTTGGCGCTTGAATTCATCGAAGGTGCCGAAGTAACGGTTCCAAGTAGAGTCCGATGTGTAGGTTTCGTTTCGATAGAAAGTGCGAGTAATGAACTTGCCGTAGTTTTTTTCTTGGAGTTTTTGAAGTTCTGCGATGCAGTCTTCTTTTGTGTAGTTCTCTCTGAAGATTGTTTCTTCTTCAGTTAAAGGAACTTTGCCTCGTCTGATAAGCTCAATTCCTTCTTCACGGGCTTTTCTGGCTCTTTTTCTAACTGTTCGTTCGTTAATGCCGAAGTGATAGGCGACATCAACATTTGTGGGAAAATTTTTAAGGTCGTTGTAAACCTTCGCAAATTCTTGAAGTTTCTCGTTCATGTTTTTCTAATTCTTCAAGCCAAAATTTTGCAAGTTCTTCTCTTGTTTTGTAATAGAAGCAGTCGATTTCATGTGTATTAGAGGTATAGCAACCGCCACCGCAAGATGGGTAAGTCTTGCAGTTTCGGCAGTCTGTTGTGCTTGAAAATCGACTTAAGTTGAAACTAATTGGCTTTGGTGGGATGAAGTCGGGGTTGAAGATATTGCCCGTTATGTTTTCGGGGCTATTGTTATGATGACAGTTGTAGGTATTGCCAAAGAGGTCAATTGAAAGAATGTGACTATTGACGCAAGGATTGGGCTTAATCCCCTTGTACTTTAGGTCTTTACGATAACGGTAAAGAAACTGAGCGATGACTGCCTGACAAAATGGGTCTTTCTTGATGTTTGCCAATTCATAGATAAGAACCATTGATGCAAAGTAATCGCAAAGGTCTTCTCCCGTCATCCAATAGTCAGAGTGACAGCCGTCGTTGGCTTTAATCATGTCAAAACCAATAGGCGGTCTCTTGCCCATTAAGTCACAAATTCTTTCGTAGTCGTCCCTTAGTGCAAGCGGACTGACTCTTTTGTGATGAATCAGTGCCTCAATGGAGAAGTGATTGAGTTTGCCAATCAATCTCCATTTATCGTCGGTAATTCTTCCGTCATGGAAAGAAACGACGGTAAAAATGTCTGGATAGTTATTGCAAAAGTCAATGTATTCTTTGGTTATCAGAGTTCCGTTTGTCGTAATACGATGTCTTTTCGCGCCAACAAAGGGGGCAATGAGCTTATAGACCTCTTTAATTCTCTTCCAATACAGCATGGGTTCTCCGCCCCAATAATGTACGGAAGAGAACTTCTTTCCAGTTCGATCTAAGTAATCCCAAAACTTCAGAATGAAGTCATTCAGGTCAGCTTTTTTGTTGACTTTCGGCGTGCCGTCTTGTTGCAGACAATAACCGCACTTGAGATTACAAGCCGAACCAAAAAGAATGTTTAAGGGTTGGAAAGAACTTTGATCTGACATTCGGCCTTATCCGTGTACCACTTTGTGTTGAGCTTAATGCGCATGATGTCGCCGTCCTCAAGGTCTAAAGCACGAACCTTGAAAGAACCTTTACCGTCACGAATCTTGACTCTCTTATGAGGTGCGTAGCCATCAACCGCTTCGACAACCAGTCCATCCCAATTAACACCAGTAATCTTGTTGTCTGTGTTGCCTTGATAGAACTGGACGTGAATTGTGACTAACTCATTCGGTTTGCAGTGATCAGGCGCAGTCATTCTCGGCAAGATGTTGAGGTAGCGAGAAGCTCCGACTTTATCGTTGACAAAGCCAGCGGGAGTAGTTTCTTTGTCAATTCTCAGCTTAGTGATGATTTTGCCGTTCGGTTTTGTGGCAAAGCTCATGGCGCATTCATCGACATTATCTTTCTTGTCTCGACAAAAGACCTGTCCGAGAGTTGTTCTGCCCATGAATTGAGCTTGGTAAGCTGTTCTGAACCGAGAAATATAAGACTCTTTCTGAGTGTCCACAACAGTTAAAACACCTTCATCTTTTTTAACGACAAAAGCGAGATTGCCCATCGGCAGCCAAGATTTGCGAAGCAAGTGAGTGTTCTTATCAAACACTTCTTCCAGCAGAATGAAATAACGCACACCATCAATCTCGAAAGTGAAATTCACTTCTTGCAGATTTTGTTGGGCTTTGTTGCTTGCTAACTGCAAAGTAGAGTGAAGAAGATTGATGTTATGAGCGGGTTTCTTTACTAAAACTTTCTGCATCTCTTCAGGGAGCTTGGTAATTGGTTCCAAAACTCTCATAGCAAGACGCGTTTTGTCTGCCGCATAGTTTGTGACATCGAAGGGAAAAATCTTTGAAATTATGTGTCTTCTAGGTCTTTCTTGCATCTTTATTCTGAACAGTTGTCGTCATTGCAGTCGCAATCGCAATTGCACTGGCATTTGCAGTTGTAGCGGTAGTCTTCTTTAACGACGGAGTGAGAATGGGCAACTTTTACCAGCGCTTTAAGAATGGTATTGATGCTGTAGTTACCGTTTCCGCCAAGCTCTGGAACCGTATTTATGTAAATTCTCGTTCTTGTGCTTGCGTAATCTCCGCTACCGCCAGCGTTTCTGTAGTAATCGTAGGTATCGCTACTGACTCCGCCTAAGAGGTGATCTTTCGTGGTCGTCTGCCTCGGAGTGACAAACACGTTGTAATTAAACCCATCCACGTTTTGAATTGTGGCGCTTTGAGAGTTTGTAGAGTTCGCGTTAATGACGTTGACTTTTCCGTCACCAGCAATCTTCACAAATTCCTTTGCGGCAAATCCGCCGATCATTTCTGCGTTCAAACCTTTGTTTAAAACGCCGTTATTGAGCGGAATTTGATTGGCTCCGTTACCAGCGTGATAGCCGTCAAGCTGATCGGCGTTCAAGGACGTATTCACCGTGCCGTTGCTAACAGGGACTTGATTCGCGCCGTTACCTGCATGGTAACCATCGACCATATCCGCATTGAGATCAGTGTTGACTGTACCGTTGCTGATGGGAACCCGACCTGATTCATTACCGGACTTATAGCCTCCAACCTTCTCGGCGTTCATACCCTCAATAACTGCACCGGTCGGAGAACCTGCGAAAACTCTGTTCCATGCAGACCAGTCACCGCCAGCTTGATGACGAATCATCATCAAACCGCTTGTAAAGCCGAAAGCAATCTGAGTTGCAAAGCCGTCGGAGTTACCATGTCTGAATTGAATAACGCGCCATTGAGTATCACCTTCAGGCGCATTGAGCATATTGGTTCCTTCGTAGAAACCAGTCGGCATTTTGTTCCAGAGATTTAAGTCTTTGGCCGTGTAGTCGATTGCATTGCCCTCTCCGCCCTCGATGTGTCGGAATTCGCCATTAAGATCGGCGATCAGAACCCAGCCAGTCTTTGGGTTGTTGACATCAATCAACTGATAGAGCTTTTTCTCGTCGGTGCGATAACAAAGCATTCCCTCAACGATGTTTGCTGAAGGAAAAGACGTACCTGCGCTACAAGAAAGAGCCGTCTTGTCGTTGTTCAGAATCGGCTGAAGAGAATCCCGAATCTTTTGTGTGCTCGGTATCTCTGTATATCGTTGTACCATTGTTATCCTTATTGTCGGTAAACGGACGGGGCGCAAAACGCCCCTTCTTGATTATTTAGATTCTTTTTCGTCTAAGTGACATTTAGATTCTTTGAAGTATTCACGATCTTCAAATTCGCCCTGCTTCCCTTCGTTCCATTGAGAGACACTGCGGTAGTACCCCATGACTCTCGAATAGATTTCACAAGGTTGACGCTCCTCGTCCTTCAATTCAATTTCTTCTTTTTGGTTTTTCATTTAGTTTTCTCCTTGTATTTGTTGTTAATTACCAATCCCAACCTTCTGACATTTTGCTTTCTCGTGTTTCTTTTTAGCGACCAATTCGTCATCACAAAGCGGACAGAACTTATGCTCGCCAGCGATATAACCGTGTTTCGGACAGATAGAGAACGTCGGAGTGATCGTGATGTAAGGCAACTGATAATGAGAGAAAGTCTTTCTCACAATATCTCTAGCCGCTTTCCAAGAGCTGATTCTTTCGCCTGTAAAGAGGTGAAGAACTGTTCCGCCAAGATAGAGTCTCTGAAGATCAGTCTGATGATCTAACGCTTCAAATGGGTCATCGGTAAAGCCAGCGGGTAACTGAGTAGAGTTCGTGTAATAACGATGACCGTCTTGACCTGCCTGAATAATGTCAGGAAAGCGCTTTCTGTCTTCGCGAGCAAAACGTGTTGCAGTTCCCTCAGCAGGAGTCGCTTCACTGTTGTAAAGATTGCCCGTTTCAGCTTGATAATTTTGAATGCGTTTATTCAAGTGCTCAAGCAGTTCGACAGCCAGCTCGTGACCTCTTTCGTCGGTAATATCGTATCGGTCGTCAGAGAAGTTTCTAATCATCTCATTTGCGCCATTTACGCCGATAGTTGAGAAGAAGTTCTTGAAACTGCCGAGATAGCGCTTAGTGAAGGGATAAAGCCCTTCGCCCATTAACTTGGTAATTAGTTTGCGCTTAATTTCCAAACTCGTCTTCGCAAGATCACAAAGGTAATCAAAGCGCTCCAACAATCCTTCCCAATTACCTTTAAAGAGATAACCGAGTCTTGCAAGGTTAATCGTTACGACGCCAATAGAACCAGTTTGTTCAGCGGAACCGAAAAGGCCGTTGCCGCGATGAATAAGTTCGGTTAAATCAAGACGAAGCCTACAGCACATTGAACGAATCATGTGTGGATCGAGGTCTGAGTTCATAAAGTTCTGGAAATACGGAGTTCCATATTTCGCAGTCATTTCGAACATCAGTCTGGAGTTCTCAGAGTCCCAATCAAAATCGTCTGTGATGTTGTATGTCGGAATCGGGAACGTGAAGATTCTTCCTTGAGCGTCACCTTCGATCATCACTTCAATATAGGCACGGTTAATCATGTCCATTTCTTTTTGAAGATCACCGTAGGTAAAATCGACTTCTTTCCCGCCAATCAAGGGATGTTGATTTCGCAAGTCGTCTGGACAATGAATGTCAAACGTTAAGTTGGTAAACGGAGTTTGAGTTTGACCAGATAAAAAGACATGGCCTTCTTCATCTTTGAAGATGACATTTCCTTCCGTAACAGAGGGACACCAGACGTCACCTTGGTAATGACGGCAAGAAATTTTGTTAATTTGAATATTTATCGGCGGATGGGGTTTTGCTCCTGTAAGGGCTTCATTAACAGAAGTCCAATCCTCCCAAGTTTCTTCTCCGCTTGCTCCAATTGAATACGGAACCCAAACTTCTTTTTCTTCTTCGGCTATTTTTTGAGCCGTTTTGACAATGTAGGGGGCTGGATTGATTGTTTGACCCGAATGGTCATTCTTAACATAGACTCGGTGTTCCGCTGTAACAGTTTGTCTATAGTTAAAAGCGTCATTAGACAGTTCGTAAATCAAGCCATCATAAGGTTTTTTAATGACGACCTTAATTGCTGACTGGCAAAGATATCCCTGTTGATTTATAGACCAAACTTTATCTTTAGTAGTGAGTTCGTCGAAACCTTTCCATTTGTTTTCTGTAGTCAGCACTTTGGTGCTTGGCAAGACGCAACCCCATCTGCTTGGCACATTCAGGTTATAGATAAATTCCTGAACATTTTGCTTGACTTCATCATAAGAAAGGTTATCAATACGGACAAACGGAGCTAAATACGTGTCGAAGGAGCTGAAAGCCTGAGCGCCAGCCCACTCATTTTGAAGTGTGCCTAAAAAATTAACAACTTGGGATAATGCCGAAGATAAATGTTTCGGAGGGTTGCTTGAGACTTTGTTTGGAACACCGTTAAAACCTTCGTTCAGAAGTGCTCTGAGAGAGTGGCCGCAACAGTATCCTGACAACATATCCAAGTCGTGAATATGAAAGTCTCCGTTTCTATGTGCTAATCCAATCTCTTTCGGGTAAACGCTGTTCAGCCAATAGTTAGCTGTAACTTTGCCCGAGACGTTAAGAATCATTCCGCCAAGAGAATAGCCTTGGTTTGCGTTTGCCCTTACACGCCAGTCATCTTGATTGATGTACTCGTTAACGGAACTTTCTACATCGACCGCAACCTTTTGACGCTCACGAGCTTTTGTATGCTCGTTGCGGTAAATCGCATAAGCCTTATAAGTTTTTTCAAAAGCTGTATCGAATAAGACGTTTTCAACAATATCCTGCACGTCTTCGACAGAAACGGCTCTCCCCTTCTTCGCATTGATACGGGGGAGAACCATAGACTGAACAAGTTCTTTTGATACCTGAGTATCAAATTCACCTGTTGCAGACCCTGCTTTTGATATTGCTATGACAATTTTCTCGGGATTAAACGGCTCAATACTGCCGTCTCTTTTGATAATTGAGGTGATCATTGAATAGGTGTGATTGTTTTAATGTCTGCTTGGAAGAGTAAAAACCAAACGGCTTTGAACAAAGCCATGTGGTAAACGTAATCGTTATGACAGAAAGCGCAGAGGTTTAAAGGGCATCCGCCCTTGCAGAACTGAACAACTGGACAAGACTGACAGTCTTTTTTGTTGAATTTTTTAGTCCAATGAATAAAATTCACCGACTTGATATTGTCGTAGTCGCTCAAGTTTCCGATCTTCTGAGAGATATGCGTGAAGTTCTGACAGGAGATAACGTTTCCCTTGAGATCAACGACCAAAACATCAGAGTTGGGCGCTTCGCACTTTGCTCGAATAGCAGATAGCGGTCTTCTTTGAGCTAAAGCGTTAAGAACGTTCTGAGCTTCTTTAACAAGATTTCCGAAGTCTTCTTGATTATGGACAAGAACATACTTCACGTCGTTTTCAAACGTGTCAATGTCTTCTTGTCTGAAGAGGTCTTCTTCTCGGCTTGGTTGAACAATGCCCTCAAAGCCGAAAGACGCTTTGGCTGAAAAATGCCGTTGAAAAAATTCGGGAATGTTGGATATATCGCAGTTAGCACGAGTAATCACAACATTGAAACCGAATTTCAGACCTGCTTTGTGCAGTTGTTCCTTGGCATACAACCAAATAAGTTTTGTTTCTGTCTTGTAAAGCGGGTCAAGATCATCCCGAAGAGCATATCCCTGAGCGTCGTGAGAGATAATGAAAGAAACTTTATTCTCAACGAGCCAGTCAACGATCTCTTTGGTCAGCAAAGTGCCGTTAGAGATCATGTGAAACTCTTGCATCGGATAAAGTTTTCTCAGCTCAGGAACGAGCTTTCTTAATGTCTTGATATAGACAAGAGGCTCACCGCCCCAAAACTCAATGCGTCCGTTGGGTTTAATTGAAAGTTCTTCTCGACGGAGAGAAGCAATGAACGATTCAACATCGCCCAAAGAATCGTCCTTAGATAGACTCCTAGACTCAGCTTGGGAGCAATAAGAACAATTAAGGTTGCATTTCAAACCCAACTGGACTTTGAGCTTTGATAAGACTCTTGTCTTTGAAACTGGAAAGCCTGTAAATGGCTTAAACTGCTTTTGCGGTATGTCTAAGGGTTCCGCTATATCAATCAGACGGTTCTCGGCGTCAAAAATTTCGTTTGTTTCGTTGTTGTAGTAATGGACGACATCTTCTTTATCGAGAACCGATTGGCTGATTATTTTGAAAAGCATCTTTATTTATAAGTAAGTAACTACTTAATATTATAAACAATAAACTCCATAGGTCAATGAATTTTGTTGAATTATGAGTATCGTTACTTACTTAATTTTGTCGGCTCGTTTTTGAAGTTCAAATGCTTCATAAGCCTGTCCTGCAAGTTCAGATAATCCGACTGCCACTTCTCGACATTCACGAAGGTCTCTAAGGCAGGTTTCTCGATCTTTATTTGATTGCAGTCTGGACAAGGCGGACAGTTGGTTACGCATCCTGTCATTAGCGGAAGTAATGTCAGCGACATCACGCCGAGCTTGAGCCAATTCTTTGTTGAGCGCTTCATATCGTTCTTTTTCTTTTGTGAAGTCTTCATAAAACTTTTTAGCGTTGGTTTGCGCCTGAATCTGAAGTTCGGTTGCGTGTTCTTTTTGAAGATCAGCTATTTGAGCCTGATAGTAGGAACACGTCGTAAACCAAGTAACTAAACTAACGAGAATTGCCGATACCCACTGCATTTGTAATCTTCTCTTTGTTTTCGTGAATCAGCTTGCCGTTTTGATCGATTTTTTGATGATTGGTTTCAATCAAGTTTTTATTGACTTCAACCTTTTGAGCAAGCTCTTTAAGTTCGTTTTTGATTAAGTTTTGATAAGAGTTTCTTTGATTTTCAAGCGAACTTTTATGCTCCTCGGCAATTTGAAGCATCATGCGGGTGTTCTCGTGAGAAATCTTTTCTAGGTCAACTTCGCATTTTGAAACTTCAAGAGCAACCGAGTACCAGCCAAGCAGATAACCGAACCCAACAAAAATAAAAATCTGAATGATTTTTAACGTTCGGTCTGCAACATCTTTTCTGAAATCATCAGACTGATACCACTCAATAAGACGTTCAATAAATCTAGGGCTATTCATATTAGTCCTCCTTTAGAAACAGTTCTCTTTCCGCACTTCTCCGTCTGATAAGGCCATTTGAGACCTTACCGCCCGCTTTTCTCCAGTTCATAAAAGCGTCGGCTGAGTTTTGATATTCATGTTTGTTTAAAAAAGCTACCGTGTCAGAATTTCGTGCGTTAGTCACTCCGATATTGAAAGCTAATGAAAGCAAAGCGATAAACTGATTTTTGGTTACTGGAACTTTGATTGCGGGCGCTAAACCGCGAGCATGAGAATGAAGATCAAGGTGGAAAAGACGTGTGGCTTCTTCATTAGTAATAACATCGCCCTTCTTCACGTCTTTTGTATGGCCTACTCCGATTGTGAAGACGCCAGCGGAACATTTATAGGCTTCGAGCTTTCTGCCTTCAAACTCTTCAATAAAGTCTGCGGCCAGCTCTGGAGACCAAGCTGAAAAAGGTTTAATTATCATCTTTTGTAGTTGTTTTATTAAAGTGTTGAAAGACGACGCCAAGAGACTCAGTGCCAAAGTAGGAAGCAACACCGGCCAAGCCGAGTGCTACAAGATCGTCAATGTTGAGTCCTTTGCAGATGAAATAAATAACAATGCAAGCGAAAGCTGAAGAGAAGGCTTTTGCAAGCAGTTCTAGCAGAGTAAATTTTCTTCGAGTACGAGGGTTGCGCTGAAGCTCTTTTCTGTAGTCCTCGATGTAGCGAATAATTCCGCCCGCAAAACCGAGACCAGTCAGAAAGGCCCAAAACGCAAGTCCCCAGTTTTCAGGGTCTTTATCGGGCATTTTTAGTCCTTGTAATTGTTGTTATTGCCCAGTTCTCTGAGGGAATTGTTATTGATAATCTTTGGGTAAATGAGCCTTTTTCTTTTCGCTCAGAAAGGCTTCCATGCAATGATTGGGTTGCCAGAAGAAGATGTGATCGATTATCCAACGCGGCCACTTTCTTGTACCGTCAACGGAGTGACGATAAGCGCGGGCGGACAGCGTTTCGTCAGCCATACCGCCGAGTAAAGTGTTAATCAATTGATCGAATGCAATAAGCACTTGGAATGTGTCGGGATGTCTCATTATTTTTATACCCTAACAATGGAATTAAAAGCGCTAATACCGTGAATATCCAGCCGTTGCCGTAAGGTTGGGCAAAAGCAAAACCGATTGGGCAAACAATCATTGCTGTACCCGTTGCAATTTGAAGTCGTTTCGCGCTAAAGTGATTAGTTAAAGAAAGAATTGTCGGTACACTTGCAACGGTTCTTAGTGTCCCATAGAGCAAGAACAGATCAACGATAGTCAGGTTATCTAACCAACAAAATAAAACCGTCAGAAGAGCGCAAAAGCCGATTATCGTGACATTTTCTTTGCCCTTTTTCGCCAACGCTCCGATTGCGCAAAGATTGGAATCAACAGTTGCGATTAGGGCTGACAGAACCGCAACCGCTAGAAGCATCATCGGGAAGAAAGAATTTGCGAAGTTTTGTAGTTGCCAATTTTCAGTTGTCGGGGCGCTAAAACCGATAATTGAGAAAAGTAACGGGATGGTTGCGAAAAACAACCCTGCAAAACAGAACGTTTTAAACCTGTTCCCTTTTTCGATGCTATTGGCTCTTTGCCAAAAAGTTGTGTCCGCATAAGGAGCAGATAGAAGACCAATCGCTGTCGGAAGCCCAAAACTTAGAAACAGAGAGAAGGCATCAAACGGAACATGTCCTCCGAAGTGCATAACTGAATTATTGTCTGCGCAAAGAATCAAGACTAAACCGCAGAGAAAGATAACTTCATACTTAAAAGCGTCTGTTTTAATGCAGGCTTTTAAGCCCTTTCCCCAAATAATCAAAAGAGATAATCCGAGAATGGCGAATGCACTGACAAGTCTAGGTACTCCGAACCACTGAGAAAGCAGAGCGTGAATGCCAAGAATTTGTACAAACGTTGAACCGATAAGAAGAGCGCTTGTGATTGTTAGATGTTCTGCTTCTTGAACTTTTCCAACCTTCTTAACTGTTTCTACTGCTGTTGAAAAATCAATGTCGAATTTGTCACAAACAAAGCCAAAGATCAGTAAAGTCAGAACGTTCGGGATTAGGAACATTAAAAATCCCGAAAGTCCGTATTGATAAGCGATCTGACTTGAGACAAATAACGCTGGCGCCCAAATCCAAGTAGAAGCAATAGACTTGGCATAAGAGGCCGAGTTTAAGCCCCTCGCAACTAAATATTTATTTGTACTCATCCTTTAAATAAAGGTCTCTTACTTTGTTATAAAGATGGAAGTAATTGACACCGTGAGTTTCTCTCATACCTTTGAATTTGAACTGACGGTAACCTTCTGTATCGTGAATTCCGACCCTTGTATCAATATCTTCGGTTAAAGCCCAAGAGTTCTTTTTCCCTTTGTTATTTAGATAATTAGCGTCGTTTAGGTATTCATAGATGTACTTCTTTAACGGACGCTTGTAGAACTTGTTGACTTGATTAACGTTCACTTCTCTCAATCGGGAAAAGCGTCTTAATGAATAGCGCTGAAAATCAAGGTGAGCGAAAAACGGAACAAACTTATCTCTCATTGCTTGCGTTTCGCAAGCAAGCTGAGATTCATCAATGACGTAAGTCCATTTGCAACCGAAGTTATAAAGCCACGCAAACTCGCAAAACTGTTCGAGCTTTAAGCCAAGTACGCTTGCGTATTCTTGATAAACGCCCTCGATAACATCGAAACTTTTATCTGTTAGATGAATGTTTCTCTCCGTCATCGCTATTTTCAAAGCGTCAATCCACGGTTCGTTGTAAAGAGAAACGTTTCTTAAATGAATGTCTGAACCAAAAAGCTGATCAGCGCACCAGCCCGTAACGATCTTCCCTTCGAACCTTGAATATTGTTTGCGAACTTGATTATCTTCAATCAGATTAACTTTGTGATTCAGCATCCATCTATAAAAGAACGGATATTCTTCTTTAGAACTTTCTGCATGGATAACAGTTAAATCTTGAGGCTCTAATCCATTTCTAAGAAGTGCAACAATTACGCAAGTTGAATCAACGCCGCCAGACCAAGACACCGCAATAGGCTGATTAAAAGCCAGTATTCTTTGTGCTTGAGCGTCAATGACATCGTTAATTTTTATTTCTCTTGGAAGCTCTTTTGCTTCAAGCAGAGCTTTGGCATCAGCGTCAAGTTCATTGCAAATTCTTAATGGACTGAACTTGTTTAAAAAACAAAATCGGTCTCTGCACCACCAGCCCGCAAAGAGTCTGTTCATTACGGACAGTGGGTCAGAATAGTCATTTACAAAGATTCTTCTTGCTGAGAATAATTCTCTAGTCATATACGATTACCAGCTCAGGAAGTTCGGCGATTAACTCTTCTTTAGTCGGCATTGTTCTATTACCCGCCAATACGTCATCCAATACGACATAGCAGATTGTCCAAACTTGAGAACGCCACGCTTTGAACGCTTCAGCCTCTTTTGCGAATTTGACGTTTGTATCGTTTTCGTAAGTAATCGCCGTGAAGATAGAGTCGTAATTTAGCTCTTGAGCTTTTGAGTCCATGAAATTCTGTACTGCTTCAACAAAACCCTTGACAATTTGTTCTTGAGTTTGAGGAGCGAGTTCAACTTCAACGGGCTTGTCGTCGTAGCCGAAAACTTGTTCCAGATTTACACTTTTAACAGTGAACGGGACGTTCATCGCTTTCAGTTGAGCTTCGATGTTTTTCTGCGCCGAAAGAGAATCTTCGTCAACGATGATGCCTTGAATAATAACGTTGTATTTGTATGCCATTTTTGTTTTAGTTTGAGGTTGTGTCCGTGACTTCTTCGATTTCTAAATCTTCTGTCTTCTCGACAGTTTCCGAAGTTTCGGGAGTGACAACTTGTGTCGGTTGGACAGGCGTCATTACATAGCCGTCAGTTACCTCTCTTCCTTCGTCGTCCCACTTTCTGACAGTGCCGTTGTAGTCACACCAAAGGTCAGTGGAAATTGCTTTTACCGTCAGACCTTCGATTGTGTCTAAGGCTTTAAAGATTTTCCCCTGCATGGAGAATTTGTCATCGGTATCGAAGTTACCGAGAATTTGAATTGTGTATCTATTTTTCATTACGAACCTAAGCCAAATGAATTTTGAACCCAAGGTGTTGAACCAATGGAGTTGTAAAACCTTTGATAAACGCGGATGCATTCGCCATAAGAATTGCCCCCTCTACCGTCATTTGAATAAAGTCCAAAGGCCACATTCATCGCTCTGCTTGCTCCGCTAGCATTGTTTTTAACTGTTTGCCAAGGTGACTCAGTATTGGGCGTCAAATACAGATGCGGGGCATAATCCAAGCAAGGAGAAGGTGCGATATTTGCGGTTGAATCTGCTTGAACCGCCAATCTATATTCATGCTCGTAACCATTTTCTGTGTGGTAATGACAAATACAGACTTGCCAAGTAGGCGCAACGTTTCCAAATCCGCTACAAGAACCCGTTACGTATAAATAACCACGCATATAACGTTGCTTGTGGCTGTAAGAGTCTTCTCCGCTACCATGACTACAGGATGTTTTACCTGAGTTGTACAAATTGTTAAGCGTTGCGTTATAAGCAGTAAAAACAGGAGTTGACCCAGCGCCTCTCAAATAACCTATATCGGTACCTGCTGAATTTTGAAAACCTACTGCATAGTTAAGTTTGCTGGAAGCCGAGAAACGGTTACCGAGGTCTTGACCGTTGGAACATTGAAAACCCAACGCTCCGCCGTTTGAATTGTTAATAAGGAATAAACTATCTAAATCCGTCCCTGCGGAATTCATAAATCCGCAAGTCATTTAGATGCCTCCTTATATATTACCCCCCCCCAGCGTAGATATTTGTCATTTTTCCGCTCATCATTTAAAAGAATTTTTTTCATACTCTTGTGATTTATTGCTAAGTTATTGTGTACGTAAGGGTGCTATTAAGAATGACAGTGTTATCTGTATATCCGCCAATAATTCCAGGACTTCTTCTTGTCTCTCTTGAACCTTCGGTTAATGTGGCGGTAATATTAGATAATTCATCTAGCGCCGTAGAACCCTGAGCTGAAGCGTCATATTTAGTAGTGCATAATTTGCCCGACAGAACAAGACCCTTTCTATGCGTGCCAAAACTTGTTGTTGGAATTGTCATCGAAGACCACTTTCCTTCAACATACAATGGGTCTTGAAGCGGAAGCGCCGAAGAATATCGAGATTCGTCAAAATAACAGAATCCAATAAAATTTGGATTAAATGTATCGTATAGCATGATGCAGGGAATGGTTATTGTTTTAGTAAGACTCGATTGATTTCCTCTCAAATAACCTATGTCAGTCCCTGCGGAATTTTGAAAACCGACCGCATATCCCAATGTATTTAAATTGCTATAGCGGTTTCCTAAATCTTGTCCGTTGCTACATTGAAAACCGAGCGCTCCTGCATTACTGTTTTTGACTGCGAAGATTGAATCTAAGTCGGTTCCCGCGCTATTTATAAAACCGCAAGTCATCTCTTCTCCAGCTCTTCTATTCTTTTAGTTAATGCATTTACCTGTCCAACTAAAACCGCAACCACTGCGTTGTAATCCAACGACTTGTATCCATCTTTATTTTCTGAGACAGCTTCAGGGATGATCTTTTCTACTTCTTGAGCCAAAAGACCAACGTGATATTCGTTATCGGTTTTAAGTCTATAGCGGTATGGGGAAACGGATGAAATGTCATAAGAGACCTTTTTCTTTTCTTCTTTGAGACGTGAGTCAGAAGTTGCTTTATGACCAGCCGCATACATCCAACCAGTACACGTCAAAGCTCCATTGATTGTTTGACCGCCAGCCGAATCAATAATTTGTCGCCAAGAAGCCCAATCAAAAGCTCTAAGGTAATACCCGCAAGTTTTTCCTGCCCGACAGAAATGATAATTAGGAGCGACGGGGTCGTCCAAAATTTGAACCCAAGCATCGCCCTTGATTTGTAAATTGGCATTAAAAACGGTCAGTCCCGTCATTGTTCCGCCAGCTAACGGCAGATATGCATGAGTATGATCTGAAGCAGAGGCTCCAACATCCGATGGTGTTAATGTGATATTCCCCGTATCGTCTCTTTGAATGTTGTTTACAGAGATCGGAATGTCAATATTTCCTGTTGAATCAGGCTGTTGATTATTAACAGTTTTTACCTTTCCCGCTTCTTCAATAAATGTGCTTAAATCAGTATCGCCAATTTTGAAAGCGGGCGCTTTTATAAAATTATTTTCGCCCGTAATCACAATCGAGCCGTTAATGCTCCCACCTTCAGAACCTATTGTTACTTTATTCAGTACGTTCTTAATAGCGGTTTTAATTTCTGTTTTTGTTTTCTTTGGCATTTCTAATTCTTATTATTTTGTGGCAATTTAAAACTGCCTATACTTTGCCTAAACCCATTTATTGAAAATGCTTGTACAATAACTTTCGTCTGATGATTTAACTCTTAATCTAAAGACGAAAATTTTGAAAAAGTTTATTGCCCCGATTGTTAATATCGTGAACTCTCGTAGTTCGTTTGTTTCGAAACTCGATATTGCAGTCGGGGCAATTCTTTTATAATTCTGCCCCGAAGTTTGAAAAGTCCGTCTTCAACTTATTTGAACTTCGTCAGAGAAGGGAGTGAACAACCCTTCTCTTTTTAGTTTGTGGCTTTATTCCAAGCTACCGTATCACTCCCAGTTGCCCAACCGTTACCATTCGCGCCTCTTGAATAAATAATCCCGTTGGCGGCTACAATGAAAAGCTGTTGAATTTCAGTATGCTGACCCGTTAAATGCACTAACCAACCATATTGTCCTGGCTGATTCTTAAGTTTGCCCGTTTGCGAATACCAATAAAGACCTTTAGATTGGGTTCTCCAAAATTCTGGAGTATCAGTCGAAGCAGTAGTCGGGTTAGCAGTTCTGTTTGGAAGAGTATCGGCTCTATAACCAATTTCAGCATTGTGATAACGGGCTGTCCCGTTTAAATTAGTATCGCCTTGTACAGTTAAGTTGCCTGTGATACTTCCGCCAGCAATGTCTAACTTCTTTGCTAACTCTTGAATGAATTGGGAGTTTTGTTCTTCTAGAGAAGTTTTAATTACATCAATACAATCTTTTAATGTCTTTTCCGTCATTCAATTCTTTCCCATATCGCATAAACTGCGAATGGAGGAAGATTGTTATGAGCTTGAGAACCACCAGTTGAAGCAGTTTGCAGATCTTTATTTGGGTCGCCAGCACCGCCGCCACCAGTGGTCGAACCGCCCAATCCTTGCCATGACAAACCATATCCGATTGTGCCAACGTTTAAGTCAACCTGCCAACCACCTTCGTGCTCGTAAGACCAATAAATACCTCTGTGGTTGTGTCTCGGCATTTCCTGCACTGTAAGCGTATGACTTTCTTCACCGCCAGTCTGACCGATGGGACGATTCTCAGAAGCTCCGTAAATAAATCTTCCTTCAATTCGCTTCCATTTAGAATACCCCCCCCCGAATAGAATTACATCGGGGTTACGGTCATCACTAGTGAAGAAAAGTGAGCCAACGGGATGTACCGCAAGCAAAACTTCTCTGATTAGTTCTTTTAAATCTTTTTGTTCTGACATTTAAGCTATTCGTTTCCAGAGATTGGTAAGGTAGTAAGGAGGCATATTGTTGTGTGGTTGAGAACCACCAATTGATTGATAAGGCTGATTATTCGAGGGATTTTCGTAAGCCCAATCTTTTTGAGTTGACTGAAATTTCAAAACCCAAGACCAATCGACTGTTCCGTTTGTTCCCAAATTTCCAGCAGATTCCCATTGAAGTCTGTGGTAGTGACTTGGCATTTCATCGACACTTAAAGTGTGAGAATATTCGCCTCCTCTTGCCCCTACCGTCTGACCCATAGCGGGAGCAGTATCTCTACCGAAGAGAAATGCCCCTTCTATTCGTTTCCATACCCCCCCCCGAATACTTCTGCGGGGTTAGCGTCGTTATCGCTAAAGTAGAAACTACCGACTGGGTGCGCGGCCAATATTGCTTCTTTGACCGATTTTTCGACTGCTTTATTGATTACTTCTTCTAAGTTCGTCATGCTGTTCTGCGCCAAATGAACACTGATCGGAAAGGAGGCATATTGTTGTGCGATTGACCTCCGCCTACGTATTCAATTGCGATATTGCAAGTTGTGTTGCTTGCATTTACCAACGCTTGCTTCCAAGCGTTAGTGGTGTTAGTTACTCCGTTGCTATTAGCCGAGTAGTAATCATCCTTGTACACTCTGTGAGTATGTCTCGGCATATTCTCTATAGTTAAAGTGACGTTCGATTCCCCAGCCAATGTACCAACTGGCATTGTGTCTGTTTCACCATATAGGAACCGACCTCTTACTCTTTCCCATACCCCCCCCAATTACATCAGCGGGATTCTGAGACCCTTCGGTAATCCAATAGGAGCCGACGGGATAAAGTTCGAGTTTTGCTTGCTTGACCGCCTTCTCAATTGCTTTGTTTATGACTTGTTCTAAATTCATTTATGCTGTTCGTTTCCAACAGTAAGTAACTACATACGGTGGAAGGTTGTTATGAGGTTGATTACCACCACCGCCGTTGACAATGCTTTTTAAGTTGTCAGGAACCGTAACGCCGCCATCTGCAACGGCGCAGTCAGTGGCTGCCAAAGCATCAAAGTTTGAATCGTTGATCGTGAAGACTGCGCCAGGATTACTAACCATAAAAATCTGTTTGGTTATGTAGTGACTGTGTATTGGCAATTCTGATGCCGTTAGAGTGTGGCTTGCTTCACCGCCCGTTTGTCCTTGTTGATAAGTATCACCTGCGGTTAAGATGAACCTATCTTTTATTTGTGCCCATGTTCCGCCAAAAATCTCACTGGGGGGGGGTAGATACATCAGAAAAGTAGTAACTTCCCACGGGATGAGATTCTAACTTCGCTTTCTGAATTGCTTTTTCTAATAGTTGTTCTAAATTCATTTACGCTGTTCTTCGCCAAATGTACGCGCTTCGATAAGGTTGTAAGTTGTTGTGGGCTTGATCTCCTCCATTACTTTGTGCTCCAAACTCTGTTGGTGAAGAAATCCAAGAAGTCGTGGCGCTAGAGCCGTCTCTATAAAGTAATCTTGGCGCCGAAGCCGAATACTGTCCTTTAGCTTCGGAATAGGCAATGTCAAAGTGCTTGTGACTCGGCATATTGGCAATGGTGAGTTTGACATTCGCTTCTCCGCCCTCACTGCCTACTGGATAAGCCGAGCTTGCTCCGAGTAGGACTCTACCTTCAAGTTTAACCCAAGCACTTACCCCCCCCCTCTCTAGCCCAAGAATCTCTGCGGGGTTTCTATCTTCTTCAGTAATGAAGTAACTGCCTACAGGATGAGCTTTTAACACTGCAACCTGACCTGCTTTTTCAATTAACTGCTGTAGTGTTGCCATTTAGCTACCTGTCTCCGTTTCTGTTTCGGTGGTTTCGCCTAAAGCTGTTGCAAGACTTTCGTATGCTTCATCAATCTGAGTCTGGAAGTCGTTCTTAGTCAAGTAAGTCGAAGTTGCGTCAGTCTTCTTCACATAGTTCGCTTCGACATCTGCTTTGAAGGTTTCAAAAGCTGTTTTTAGAGTTTGAAAATCGCTTTCGTTTGCTTTCGTCTGAAGAACAACCTCATTAACCTCATCAAACGCTTCTACAATCGCTTCACCGAGTTCGATGATGTCGTTATCAAGACTTTCGAGAATATCGACCCAAACGCCCTTTCTGCGCTGAAAGAGCCGTTGCAAATCGGAGCGAAAGCAAAGCATTCCCTCTTTGAGATTGTCTTCGGGAAACGCAATACCCGCCGAACAGGTAATACTTGCTTCATCATTGTGCAAAATTAACGGCAACGAGTCTTTTAACGGTGTCGTTAATTGAATTTCTTTATAACCTTGTGCCGCCATTTAGTATCCTGCCGCAGTCCACGTAAACGTGCCTGTTGTTTTGTTTCCTTCAACGTCGTAGAGCATCACGGTAAAGCCAGTTGTGCTGACATTACTTACAATCGGACGAATGGCTTCTAAAGCATTTCCGCCTCTCATAGTGACGGTCACTTCAGGTGCAACGCTGAATTCTCTTGAGAAGTGGACTGTTGCGCCGTAGTTCTTATCCGTAACGCTTGTAGAACCTCGGTCGTAAACGTCATCAACATCAATGGCCACATCAATTTGCTCAACCAATGCTCGGTCAGCCGTTGTAGCTTCTAACGCCAGTCTGAAAAGTGCTTTCTGATACTCGTAGTCACCAGTGATGAATTCTCTGAAAGTTGTATAACCGACATGACGACCGCCGTTGCGCATGAACTTATCCAGACTTTCTTTCGTCCAAATCCCTTCTTGAAAGAACAAATCGGAAATAACACCTCGGGCTACTTCCTTAATCGCATCATAGAAATTGAGTGACTGTGATTTAAATACGCCAATCTCTTTCTCGACCGTTGTCTCTGCAACCGTGTAGTTCTCTGAGTAATTTCTAATCCAAGCGATCTGTCGATCACATTGATCGAGCAGTTGCAATGCCTCAAAGACCATGTGCTCCGCATCTTTTGCCAAATGTTCAGCAAAAAAGATTTTATCTTCGACATTTTTATTGATGTCTTTCTCGGTTTTCGTCTCTCCAACGACAAAAAGCTCCTCGAACTCTTTTACCAGAACTAAAAGAGTGTTCAGAGCGTCTTCAAACTCGATTGCTTCGTTGAACGGAACATGAATTTGCGCTGATTTAACTTCTAAGAAAGTCAGCAGTTCTTTGAGATTGCTTTCAATGTCAAAACGAAACGTTTTGCTTATCGCAAGGGCTTCATCTATTGATGCAGTGTAGTTTGTGGGATGATGCCAAAGCCAGTCTCGCTGATCATCCCAAGTCCCTAAGCCCGAATTTTCGCTAATCCATGTTCTGTATCTTGTCGAAGCAGGAGATACAACAATGGTTGTCATTAGCTAGAAGGCTGAGACATTGTGAAAGTAAATGTCATCTTAAGGGTATCGTCATCACCCTTATTGATAACGGGGAACACAACTCGGTCAATCAAAATACCGCCAGTTTCCGCATTCTGTACGCTTGCTTCAGTCAATGCGCCTGTTGCTTCGCCCTTATTGAATGTCGTCTCAAAAGTAAACGTCTTTGTGCCAGCAGTATGAGCGTATGTGGCTGCTTTTGCCATTAGCTGAGTTTGAAGAGCTGTCTGAGCAACCGCTACAGCAGTTGTGCTTGTGCCGACTGCGATGTAGCTCATAACAGCGGGACGGGCAGAAGCGTTACCGATTGCGTCGGCAATGAAGTCAAAACCGACATCAAGAATGGCATTGTGCTTATGAACAACTTCGTATGAACCGTCTGCTTTGTGAAGTTCGGCTGTGAGAGAGCCTACTAATTTGAAGGTGTCAGATTTAATCATTTTTATTATTATTTTTCAACTTGAAAAGTCTAGCAAAATTTTGCCATATTGTCAAGCGGTTAATTAAGCATTCCCCACTGACAATAGTTTTATTTGACCCTGCGGGAATGCAGGTGTCGTTTTGAACTCAACTTGCTTACCAAGAATGCCGTAACCGAAACCTCGAGTCACGTTTGTTTGATAGAAAGCAATACAGAAGTAATCATCTGAAAGAAACTCAGTTTCAAAAGAGATGTCTTTGCCGTCACTGCAAGCAAGATTTAACGTCTTTTCTTCAGTGTTGTAGTAAATCTTGTACCAGCCAGTACCGTCTTGAGTCTGCATTATCAGAATCTCAGCACACTTATTCCGACCCTGATCTTTTGCCTTAAACCAAAAACTGAATTTAAAGTGCTCTGGCATATCAACTAACTGCCACTTAGCGCTTGTGATCAAGTTCATTGTCATTCCAAGAGTGTATCGGGCAGGTTCATAGTGCGCTTGAGCTGATACCGCTTGCTTACCTGACAATGTGTCGGTTGTATTTTCGAGAGAAATTCCCTCAATGTCTGAAGAGCCTAAACCGTACTCAAGAGCAATCTGCTTATAAGCAACGATACCGTCTTGGTCTCCTTCTAAGTTCCAAGCTCGTTCTGCGCCAGGAGCTTCAAAGTCGCATGTTAAATCTTCCCAAGTGGTTGTATCTTCACCTGTGCAAGCAATCGTTGTGACAGAGGTTGAGAAGGAGTTATGCGCATAATGCTTTTTGAAGAGATCAACAGGGATGATGTACTCCGAACGCTTTCTATCATCATCCATGACAAGATCGTCACCTCGATCAGACATATACACTCGGTGATTAGAGAAACCTAATCCACGTTCGTGCATTTCAATGATGATGTTCTTGTCTTTGTCATTGGTTACACCGATTTCATACCAGTCAGCAGACTCAGAATAAATTCCGGGCATACAGACTGCTTTAATCCAGAATTTTCTTCTTGTCTGTGCGCCAACCGGAATAGTCGCATGATTGAGTTTTGACTGACAAACAAGCGTAGAAGCCGTCCAGTTAATACCTTCTCGGATTTCATAGAAAGTAATATCTGTTTCGGGGTTACTATCCCACTTCAGCTCAAGACGCTCATTAGAACGTACAACTTGGAAGTTCTCAGGTGTAATCGGAGCATGCAGATCAAGTCGTGTCGTTGTGACGTGCTTAGAGAGACTGCCGTCAGAGTTAATCGCTCGAATATGGTAGTAATAAATGCCCGCTTTATCCTGATAGTGAACAAACGAGTTACCTGCAAAGTTCGTAATAATCGCTTCGCCAGCGTCCCAAGAATCACCAATTCTGATTTCATAACCGAGCGCGCCTTCAACGGGTGTCCAGTCAAGCTGTAAGTAAGTCGAGCGCTTAGTAATCGTGAAGTCTTGAATATCGTCAGGAGACGGTAAAGAATCTTCTGCGTCATAATAGGTCTCTAGCTCAGTAGAAAGTGTACCAAGTACGCCCTTGGCGTAAATCTTGATGTGATAAAGGCCATTCTGTGCGTTAGAGATCGTGTAGTAAGGAGAATTAACTTCTACCGAAGTCCATTCGTCTCCGTTACCGTCTTTATCTTCAGTTCGATATTCAACAACCCAAGAAGCGTTGTTCTTACCAGCCGTCCAAGAAAGCTCAAGATTACCTGTTCTAATACCTGTAGCAGACTTAGATATGGAAACCGAGATATTAAGATTATTGGGTTTGCCAACATCATACGGGTCAATTTCAGACGTATTGGGAAGCTGAATCTCCCAACCCTTCTCTATCAGATCGTACTTGCCTTTGTTGTAGCTAATACAATCAATATTGAAAGTGCCCTTATCTTCGCCCTGAGCAATGTTTACGACACGTGCAATCTGAGGTACGAGATTCTCTTCTTCAATAATCCAAATTGCATAGTCAACGGGAAGCTCAGGAAGAGGCTCGTCCCAAAAGACCTCGGCTCTTGGCTCGTCATCAGAGATTTTCAGTGTTCTCGTGACGAATGTGTTGTCAGGCATCCGAATTGAAATTTTCGGATTGGCTTCACTCTTTAACTGCGTTACTGCGTCAAGAACGGCTGAAGTTGCTGTGCAAGACTTTAAACGCCCGCCAAGTCTTCTGCCAGCATGATACGGGTCGTGAATCTTGATGATATCGCCTGGAAGCACTAAAGCGGCATCCAAACCAACAGTAAACGAGATCATGTCGGATTCATACTGCTCAGTGTAGAGAATCCACTTACCAGCACGAATAGCTTGAGCACGAGAAGTACAGCCGAAAAGCGTTAATTCAGACTGTCTAACGCCCCATTTTTCAATTAACTCTCGATCTTCAACATACTCAACAACCTGCTTGTAGTTTTGATCGGGGTCGTTCCAAGTGATTAAAGCAACCGAGTGATGCTCGTTTCTTGAAGAACCTGCGTAACGAAACTCTCCGTTGACAACATTGGCTTGAGTAAAAAGAACCGACGGCTCAGTGGGCTTATCGCACGTGAAGTTTGCCTGACCCATTGCCCAATAGGTCATACCTCTGAAGACAGAAGTAATGGAGTTGATTAACTCATAGGCTTCAGAACGCTCAGTAACCTGAGTGTTAATTGAGAACCGTTTTTCTTTCTTACCTAAGCCGTCATCAACTAATTCATCACAATAACGACCAATCTCATAAAGTTTGGCCTTGTTGATCTGCTCAGGTTTGATAAATTCGCCCAACCCCCAACGAGTATTGGTTAGCAAACCATAGAGAATCCAAGCGGGATTGTCGGTAACCTCCATCTTGAAGGTGCCGTCCCAAATGCCGTTGTAAGTATTCGTCTTTTTGTCATAGTTGCTCGGCACTTGAAGAATCAAGCCGTCAACAATGTAAGAACGTGTCGGAATAGACGAAAGATTCTCAGCCGTTGCAGAGATACCGATAATGGCAGAGTTCGGATAATTGAGCTTTGTTTCTGAAATCAGAAACATCGTTGTAAAACTCAACGCCGCCACATAGTCATCATCCGCTTCGGGAGATAACTTAGTCAGTCTGATTAGCCAACGTTCGGGCGCTTTGCCCTTAGAGTCCCGCTGAGGAAGGTTAAACGTGTAGCTTCTTTGATACTGAGAAGAAGTTTTGCCTTCAACCTTTTGTGTGCCGTAATCAACGAAGTCATCGTTATTGATGGCAATTTCAAATTTAAACTCAATAGAGGTTTTCTTTAGCCCGTTATCAACTCGATAAAGATAAGGAATAGAGACAGCGCAACGAACTTTGTCTGCAATTGTCTCAGTAATCGAACGAACAACAGGGAAACCGTTTTTAACTTCAGCTCCGACTTCGATAGGGATAACGGTGTTCTCGTATCCCTGCATCATGTCCTGATAGGGCGTGCCTCTAGCTTCTTTTACATAAACATTGTCATAGTTAAAAGAGCCTGTTTGGTTCTGAAGGGGTACATCATCAAAATAAATTGACTTTGCGCCGTCAACAAGACCTCCGATCTGACCTTCGGAGATTAAGTCCAAGACTTGAAGCGAAGCAATCGAGAAAAGAGTGTTCTTGTCGTTTGACTGTTTGCTACCTTTACTACCGCCACCAGCACCAGCTACATATTTTTTCATTGAACGCCTTTTCTGTCTTTAACCACTTCAACAATTCCAGGCTTGCCTGTCGGAGTAACGCTTTGATCGGAGACGTTAATAGAGGAGCTGATAACGGCTGAACCAACCTTGCAACGCCCGAAAACCAGAGGAACTGGAACGCCCTGTCGAGTTGTGTTTTGAGCGCCGTTAAAGTAGTAGGAAGTTTGATCGTCATCACTGCTACTATTTCCTTTTACTCTTCCCATAATCGCTGTAACGACCGTACTAAGCAAAAGTCCTGCACCCGCCACAATCATGCTTTGGCCAAACAATGAAATTCCTGGCCCGACACCCCAAGCTCCACCGCCACACCACCAACAAAGAGCGCCTACTACAATCATGACTGCACCAACAATGGCACCCATAAACTTACCAGCGCCGTAAACCGTTGGCACAAAGTGAATTTCTTGAGCTTCTTTGTGCATAAGCATTGTCTTTTCATCCAATGCTTCAACTCTTCCATCTGCGTATTTGCAGATAATCATGCACTTTTCATAGCGCTTCAGATTGTCTCTAATCCACTGACCGAACCTCGGAATATTTGCCTGAATGAGTTGTAATGCTTCGGCGGGAGTGTGAATATCTAATGCCCACTCTCTACCGAAGTTTCTGCCCATTGCTCCCTCAAGATAGATTTTCGTTAACATCTTTGTGTCTCCAATGAGAAAGCGTGTGCATCTGCCAATAAGAACCGCCGTAAATGTCGGTGTTAGACAAACGACTGTTAATGTGATGAAGAATCTTGTCGTCTCCGACATAAATTGCTACATGGTCAGCCCCGTTCGTACCCATCTGAATCAAGAAAATGTCGCCTTTCTTCGGCGTGCCGTTGATCTTCTGAAAACCGATCTCAGAGGCTTTGCGCTCAAAGTAGCCCTCTTCATTCATCCAAGGGTCTTCGTCCCGCTCCCATTCGCCTAAGTCGATGTCGTATTCTTGCTTGTAGTAGTCTCTGAGGAGGGTATAGCAGTCAAACGTGCCGTAGCAGTAATTTCTTCCGACCAAAGGCTGTACAAAACCAGAAGGTACAAGAACTTCAATGTTCTCACCAAAATAGATTTCACCTTTTTCATTCTTATGCACCTCTCCGATAAACCAAGTCATCTCGGTGTTTTCGCATCCTTGTTTGTCTGCGTCGCTCGGTTTTGCGTCGGTGTTGCAGTGTGTGTGCCATGCTCCGATGATTTCTCCCTTACACAGCACTTCAGCGTATTCGGAGGCAGAGATTAAGAAGTTGTGTTCGGGTTCGCTAGAGATGTTCTTACATTCAACTGGAACGCCTTTCTTGCCTCTTTTGTAGATCAAACCGCAAGACTCTTTGGGAAAGTTTCTGATTCCCGCTTCCTTCATCAAATTAAAAAGTTCTTTCGTTACTTTCATTTAGCTTCTCGTTGCTCCAGGAAAACCGCCGAAGGGCAGAATGCACCCTTGACCGCCGTAGGAATACCAACGCACTTCACACGCTTTTAAAGTCTTAGGGCACGTATCTTCTTTTGCGTTAGTTGTAAGTTTGTTATTCTTGTCGTAAAAGGCACCCTGATAATTACAGTTGCCGTCTCTGTAACGCCACTGACAAGAGTTTTGAATAATTTGTCTTCTCGGAAGTTTCACGCCTTGAAGGTCATAAGCGCTGGCTAATTCCCATTCAATCAAATACCGAGTTTCGGTTGTCTTTTTGTCAACAAACCAAATGTCAGCGGGAAACTCTTGAGTAGGGTCTGCCGAATCATTCCCGTTTGGGAAGTTATCAGCGTCAAGATACCGAGCAAACGTTCTCTTTCTAACGAGTTTTGCACCGATCAGATCGTCGCACTCTCTGAGCAAAGCGGAAAAAATACCGTTGACATTAGCAACTCTGAGTTTGGGCTTGGGGAGACTGCCTTGGGTGTTGATGTCGAAACCTTCGGTTTCAATTGGGAGAGCGACATACTCTTTCCCCTTCCATTTTATGTTCGTACTAAAACCTGATGTACCACAATGAAAGCGGAAAGGCTCTTCGTTCGCTTCAGCATTCGGCAATGTAAGCTCATACATTTCGATTAAAGCCGTCGGAGCTAAGGTTTGTTGTTCCGTTTGAATCGTCATTATTCAAATACCTGTTCAAATTTTGCAGACAGCTCAAACACGCCGAAACTCGTTTGTTTGCCAGTCCAAGACCGACAGACAAAATGAAGGGTCTCCCCTTCAGGCGTCTTCCATTCAAAAGTCTCAGAGGCGCCTCGCTCTCTCAGAAACTTCTTGATGGCGGTATGTTTTTCTAAGTTTGTTGTAAAAGTTACAGACCAATTTCGAGGAGTCGTGTTGATTAAGTAACCCACACGAGCTTCGTAACCGTCACCGAATTTGGTGACGTTTACGAATGGTTGCTCCTCACAAGTAGCCCCTAAGTCGGGGCTCCAAGTAAATTTCGGATATTCCATTTATGCTCCCGCAAGAAGCCCGCCAGGACGAGACTGCGTAATAATTTCTTGTCTAACAAGCGTTTTAATTCTGTTGGCAAGTTTTGCCATATCAGTAGAATCCTTGCCAGCTTGAGTTGCATCAGCGGTTTGAATTTCGGCAGAACCATTATTAGTGTTGCTTACATTGATGACAATGCTGATGTTGTTCCCACCAACAGACTCACCTGTTCCGTTGCCCCTAAAGGACACGGGGATTGAGCGTCCGTCGGGCAAAGGAACATAGGCTTCTGGCATTGAACCTTCGCCAAACAAAGCAAGCTGAGGAGAATTTGCGATACCGCCACTGGCATATTTACGAAGATCAAGCTCTCCGTTAGATGTCATTACTCCGCCCCTTGCGAATCTTGTCCAAGCAGAACCACTAAGAGCTTTCTTACCCGCTTGTGCAAAATAATTGGCATTGCTTGCGGCAGAAGGGTCGTAACCCATTCCCTTTAGACCAAACTCCCCACTTGGCGCCCCCATTGCGCTACCAATACCGCCAGCTACAGCTCCAATAACGCTACTGAGAATGCCTCCAACCCCGCTTCCTGAAGAACCGCCAGACAGCGACATGATGAACTGGCCGATAGCAGTAGAAGCAGAAGAAAAAGCGTTCTTCAGACTTTCAATAGGACTACCGCAAAATTCTAAGAAACCGTCGGAAAGTTTCCCCATGTTATCGCCAAAGTTTCCGAAGAAGTTCTTTGTAGAGTTCCAAAGACCACCGATACCATCGGAGAAAGATGTGGTAAAGCTGTTCCACCAAGAAGTTTGGGCATTGCTTGAGGCGAATACTGCTGTTCCATCGTTAATCGAACCTGTGTAGCCGATTTGTGCGCCCGTATCATCCGACATCAATGCAGAAGAATAATTATGGGTGTAATACGGACTGAAATAGGTGTCGTAAGGATTGACTTGAGGCGTTCTAAAGTAATTGCCTGCAACAAAGTTGCTGTAAAAACCATTACCAAGCATGGCATTTGCAGTATTACCTGCTTGATAGTAACCAGCTTTTTGTCTCATTGCTTCGACATCATTACTAAAGAATCCTGCGATTCCCTGATTCATCATGCCTGTAATTTGAGAAAGCAACGGAGCGAACGTGCCCTGAAGAATTTGTCTTCTAATCAGTCTTAACAAGTTGTACGCATAATCACGCCAAGAATCGAGATTGCCGTCAAGCATCTGCTCAGTCATGTCGATGAATCCATTCATCATCTCAGACTGAAGATCATCTAATGCTTTAGAAAGGTTAGTCCATTGAAGAACCAACTGCTGACCAGCGGTTGCATTATCTCTCAGCCACTTTTGGTCAAGCTCAAACATATTCTGATTGAAGACTTCACGAGATTTCCGAATATCTTCTTCAATCTTGCTTATATCTTTGCCTTGTTTTTGAGCTTCGGCTTTCTGAGTTTCGAGATTAGCAATTTCAAAATTGAAATTATCGATTTTTTGTTTTTTGTCAACTTGATATTTTGTCCAACTTGCTTCAGTGGAGTTCATTCCGTAAGCACGTCTTTCAGCTTCGAGATTCTTGTTTTCAATCATTCTCGAAGACGTTCCCTTCATTAACTCTGCGCTGGCAGTATTTAATTTTGCTTCGTCGGTGATCTTTTTAATCTGATCATAGATCGGTGACTTCGGGTCAAGCTGACTGAGAACCTTGGCAACTTCTCTGTTTAAAGAAGTGATGGCTGTCGGAAGCTTTTCAACTCCACCGTTTGCGACTAATTCAGAGGCGGCGTCTAAATCTTCTTCAGCTTTGGCAGAGCTTTGAGCAAATTTAGAAGTGGCATTTTCTGCTAACTTAAACTGCTCTGCCAGATATTTCATCTGAGCAAGTTCGCCAAGAGTCTTCTTGGTAACTGGGTCTTTCTTGTTCCAGTCAACATTTTCAGCCGACAACCCCTTCTTCTTATCAATAAGGTAAGGAGAGTCTTGCGGATTCTTATTGCTTAAAGAGAGTCCACCATTGAGAAGTTTCTGCAAGACAAAGGCTTTGGCGTAACCCATACCCTTCTTGCCTTGTCCCGCAAGCAGAGACAATGTGTTGGCTTTACCTTCGTCGATTTGCGCTTGCAGGGTGTTTAAGAACTTAACATTTTGAGGAACGTAATAAGTTGGAGGAGTCCCGCCCTTCTTATTATCCGCAAGCTGAGTATTTGGAGAACCCTTCCAAGCCTTTTTGCCGTTTTTGTCGGTTACAACATGACTATTTTCGCCCGCATAATAAAGTTTTGAGGCTTCATCTACAGCCGAACCACCTTTATTAGCGATTGTTTGTTGAATCACGCCATAAATCCAATTGCTCATGCCAATGTTATCGGCGGCTAAAGAAGTCAATCCCATCTTTCGGAATTGTTCGTTAGTCAAGCCTCTAAGCAAATTAGAGAACGCAAAAATGGCCTCTTTGCTATCTTTTATAACACTACACAAGTTTGTAAGAGAGTCATACTCTTCTGCTCTTGCATCGGCAATTTGCTTATCAACACGAGCTAATTCTTCTGCTTTTTTCTTCTTCTCTTCGTCTGTTTTAGCGTCGTGTTTTAATACCTGTTCACGGTACTTATAGAGATTGGCAAATTCAATGGGCTGATCGTTTCCTTGCGTATTGAAATACGTGGAATAAATCTTCCCATTTAAGATTCGATCTTCAGCCTCTTTAAACTTCTTCTCATAGTCTTTAAATAAGGCAGAAATTTGATCGCCTTTCTCGAACTCAGCAGTTCTTTCGTACTGTACGTATCCGTTTTTATCTTGTCTGAGGTGAGTTGTAAGAGGTTTGCCATAACCCTTGGCAATTTCATCTTTCAACAGACCTTCGGTTTGTTCGAGCTTAATCAAGGCGTTGATAAGCTCTTTAAGCATATCGTCACGATTGACAGACGACGTAATGTCAAAGTCGTTGCGAAGGAACCCTTTGTTTTGCAGTAAAGAAACCAACTCAGAAACCGTTTCGCCGTTGGCTCCAACAACTGCTGTTTGCGGGTCTTCAATATAACCGCTGGGAGATACCTGACCATTGACTATTTGGGTTCTGAGTTTTTCAGTAAACGCTTGTCCAGCAAATTCGCCAATAAGAAGTTTTATGTTTTCAATGTCATCGACAGCTTGATGCTGTTGTTGAACCTTCTTAGTGGTCTCTTTTTCTTTTTCCCAAAAGATACCATGAGCTTCCCACTTAGCTTTCAGCTCTGAAAGTTTTTCGTCGATGATGTCGCCAATACGCTTTGTTTCTCCATCAACCTTAACTTCAAGATCGGCAAACCAATGAGCGACGATTGAGCCTAAATCAAAAGCAAGCAAAGCTGTACCGACAGCAGGAATCATTCTCAAGAAAAGTCCGCCAATCTTAGTAACGATGCTTGAGACAGACGTATAAAGTCTGAACAAACGAGAATTTACTTTCTTACAAAATCCATCTAATTCTTCATAAGCGGTCGGAAGCTGGGTATTAAAACCAATTTTCCCGTTGAAATGCTGTTTTAATGTTTCGGTTCTTTCACGAGGGCTTTTTGGCCCAACGTTAGAAACCCAACCTGATGCCTCTTCCCATGCTTTTCTTTTTTCAGCAGTCTCAAGGGCTTTTAAAGCCATTCGGCTATTTGCAACACCGTTAAGACGCTCGAAAGCCATTGCAACCATACCAACAGCGGGAGCAAGTGCTACAGTAGCCGCCAGCATACCGTTTAAGGTTGTTAAAAGCGGATGACTTTCATTAAATTCAGCAATAGCTGTAATGAATTTGGAAACTGTTCTTGTGAGATCAGCGAAGTCCGCAACCAACGGCTTCATAGACTCGCCTAAACGAGTCATTGCCGTCGTGAATTCTTGAGACGCAACATTCCAGTTGCCCTTCTTATATTGTTCCAAGAAGAATTCGCCAGGACTAATTTGATTTTTTGCAGACTCAATGGTGTAACCCGAACGCTTTAAGAAGAACGGGTTCATGAAGGTTGCCATAGCCGTTGTGGTACGGTGCTGGAAGCCCATTTGAGCAATTAAAGAGGTAATTGCTTTCTGCTCATCTAAGACATTAACGTTCTTAAGTTTCTTATTCTTAAAATCAATCTGATCGTCTCGGTAAAAGGTACGAGCTTTCTTTTCGTCCCAATTTCCGTTTCTATCCATGTAGGTGCCTCGTAAAAACGCTTCACGCATGGCGCCCATCGTTTTAACGGGGTCGTCCCACATACCCTGTTTGTCGTCAAAGCCAGCTTTTGCGATAGCCTTGTCCGCTCCACCAAGAATTTCCATTGTTTGCTGGGCAATATTTTTCATATTGCTCATAGCTTGAACAAAGGTAACTCCTCCTGAAGTTGCGTTTCCGTCGACGTCAGTATCAAGCAGACGCTTTATGGAACCATCAGGATTGATGTTGAATAGCTCTGCCATCATCTTCTTGGCGTTGATAGATGTCGGTTTACCAGAGGCAGTTAACTGCAACATCTTGATCAAGTTACCGACAGTGGAGATACCTGCTCCGGCTCCACCGCCGCCACCGTGACCAGCTACTTTGATCTGTTCAGCAAAAGCAACGAGGTTCAGCAAACCCTCATCGGTCATCAAAGGAGCGCCTGGGCCAAGGTTTCTTAGAATCGTTTCAAAGTCTTTAACGGTAACTTTACCGCCCGTGACATTTTCAACCTGCCAAAGGGTTTTGAATGTCTTCAGCATGGCGCCAGGGTCCATGGTCTGCTGTCTAGCTTCGACCACGCCGAAGTAGTTCTTGATGACGTTAGCAATCGTATCGTCGGTATAGCCGAGAATCTTACTGCCCTGCGCATACTTGACTGCTTCGGGAAGAACCATCTTCAAGGCATTGGGGTCAAAGTGGCCCATAGATGTCATGCCCGCAAGAGTTGCATCAATGGCTTCGGCACGAGAAAGAAGAGGAGATGATTTTAGAATTCGATCGGCAATAGCATCAAATTGCAGACGATCTTTTTTATTTAAACCCCAAGTATCAACCTGAGACTCCATTTTTTGAAGTTTAGCAACACTTTCAAAAGCGCCACGAATCATACGGTCGCCGAGGAAAGCTCCGCCGCCAAACATCAAAACATCACTAAGACCACCTCTAATATCTCGTTGAAGATAATATTTTTGGCGTTCAAGGTTTCGAGCTTGTCTTTCTTGTAATTTGGATTGTTGCTCGAGAGTTCTGAGACGTTTTCGTTCCAGCTTATTAGTGTTTTCAATAGATCTTGTAATTTGATTTTGAAGATCAAGCTGTGCTTGTTTTGAATGAACTAACTTAGCGTTCTGATAAGCCTGATCTTGGGCTAACTCTTTAAGCTGAAAATCTGTAAATTTTCCACTTTCTTTGTTGTAAACAACTCCAAAACTCTTTACATTGGCTCTGGCTTGTCTATACAAGTCAGACTTTTGCATTTCATCAATATATCGAGTTTCACTTGCAAGTCTTGCCTTATTAGCATCTAATCTTCCAAGCAGTCTTTTGTATTCTTGTGTGTTTGCATATTTAGGCGTTGATGATTGAAGTTTGGCCAAGGCTTTTTCATCAACCGCTATTTGACCCAGCAACCGTTTTCGAGTATTTAACGCTTGATTTACTTGACCGAAAATTTCTAACTGTTGCTTTTGAAGACGCAACTGTTTTTCATACTCGGAATTAAAACCGTTCAATTTCGAGAACGTCTTAGCGTTTTTCCCCACAAACGAGCCAATACCTCCACTTAAAAGCTTGAGGTATTCCCGCATCTTGCCCATTGATTTAGCGTCAAGCAAGCGGTCAATCGCCCAGCCCGCACCTGCTTTTAAGTAAGGATCGGTTTTGCGCCCTTTCCCATTTTTGCCATAAGTCATGGCATAGATGCGGTTTTGTTGAGTGACAGTTAAGCCCTTGTCACGAATGTCTTGAATGCTATTTCCAATATCATCAACTGTGCGTTTGATTTGTTTAGCATCTTTGACAAAATGAGATGTCAAGGAATCAATCGCTTCCTGCCCAACCTTCTGAACATTTTGCAATTCTTTCTGGAGTCGAGTGGTTTCTTGCTTAGACTTCTCAACTTCTTTTTGGTATCTCTGCGCATCTAAGTTTAAAGATACGGACAGTGAGCTGATAATATCTGACATCTTTCGCCTTATTTTTTATTCTTGTTGTTTTGTCTGCGAATCGTGTTTTTCAGTTCGTTAAACTGAGAGCGATTTAATCTTTCGCTCATTGGGTCAAATTTAATCTTCTGTGTTTCGCCAATTTGCATTTCAAGGCTTTCACGCAACTTCTTGACCCCTTCTCCTCCCGCCATTCCCGTAGCTACCGCCACGTGCTGAACGCTCAGATTTCTGACATCAAACGACGCTTGTATGCGGTCGATATTTGAACTTAACGTCCAAAAAAAACGAATCGGTACAGAAAGTAACTCTCTATAGCCGATTCCATAAAAATGCATAACCCGACAAAAGAAGTATCCAAAGTCGATACTTTCAATTGTCGGTGGTGTTACTTTCCCTCTGCTGTCGCCTCTTCAGTAGTCTCGGCAGATTCTTTTGCTTTTACCGCCCCCTCTAACTCTTCGTCAGGGATGTCGTTGCGGATAAACCGAACAATCGTACCGAGCTGTTCAATCGTTGCTCCCATCAACACTTCTTCTGGCAGATCAGGAATGAATTTGCTAATCAAAGTCGTCATAGCTTTGATCTGATCTTGAAGTGTTTCAACGTTTGCGTTTTGCTTTTCAAATTCTGCAATTTCCAAGAACAATTTAACGGTTGTTTCGGAAACTTTGTAAGTCTTGCCGTTCAGCGTAATAGAACGGTTTTCGAGGGGAGCAATGGTGTCAATGTTTAAGAGTTTTGTCATTGTTATCTGAAAAGGTAGGTTGTTAAAAAAATGTGCAGATTGCCCTTTTCTTTCTTCTTATCGCAACCTGCACAATAAAATTTAAGCAGTTGCAGTGATGTCGCCCATAGCGAAGAGTCTTCCTCTATCGTCTGTGTAACCTTTGAACTTCACTGGATAAATCTTTTCTTCATCATGCTTGTAGCTGAATTCGATAGACCCTGAAGTTGCGCACTTGTAAAGCACAAAATCGTCTTCTCTTTCCCAACTTTCGTTAGTTACAGGATGAAGAACAAGTTCTTGAGCAATATCGATTAAAGAAGTTCCGATAGAAGTAGGAACCTCGATTCTGCGTTTGGTCGCATCTTCTTTATCGGTGACAAGATATGCGCCAGGCATGATGGAAATGGCATTTTCGAGCGTCGTTTCTGCAAGCGGAACCGTTACTTCAACTCTGCGGGAAGTAATAATATCGTTTACAGGAGCATCGCCGTACTGATCAACGTTTACTTCGTGAGTATCTGTAGTAATGGAAACGTCAACACCACCTTTGGTGTATCCGAGATCAACGCCACCGAAAGAAACTCGGCAAACGCCTAATTTGATGTTTTTTGTATCGTAAACGCCAGCCATTTATTGTTGTTCTTTTGTACTGACTAATAGTAAGTAATTAACTACTTATATTAGCATCTTTTTAAAATAAAATCAATTACTTTCTGCGTCGGATGAAATCTTTGATTCTCTTCTTTAGGGCTTGTTTGAGATTTCCGACAATGTTGCCTTCGGCCATAGCCCAATCCCAAGCACGAGCCATGAACATACCGCCAGCTTCGACACCTGTATCTTCTTGTTTGGCAATTGTTCCCTTACCTTTAAACCACGGCGCCCCAACACTCGGAGGAAGGTTTTCGTTAACTTCAACAGCGTAATCTCCGACACGCATATTGTCGTCGGCCATCGCATTAGCATCGACACCAATCACGAAGGTATTGGATTCAAACTGACCTTTTTCGTTTCGAAGCTGTCCCTTACCGCCCTCTCTATTGAAAGACTCAACTTTTATAGCGCCCTCTAAGAAACCCTCCTCAAAAGGTGCCATTTTCTTAGCCATGTCTTTGACTCTTTGGGCTTCGTTATAAAGATGAACCTTACCAGCTTGGGGAACTCTTTGTTTGAGTTTTTCTAACTGCAAATACAAAGACCCCCATTCATCATTGTTCACCTCTTTCAAGGTGATCTTTTTGGGGGTCTTCGCCATAATTGTTAAGGTTAAGCGTTAGTTACGCCAGAAGTGTCGATGACGTAATAAGTCATAGCGCCTTCGTCTGCACCGCCCTTAGTCCACTGCAACTTGATAACAGAGTCAGCCATGCCGTTTTGAGTATGGTCAACATACATAGCAAAACCGCTTTCTGTATCTTTTACATTTTCTTCAAGCGGATTAACTGCGCCTAAAACGCCGTCAGCGCCCTTGGCATACTTAAAGCCGTCAACACCTGTCGGAGCAACAATTGCAAAGCCAACCCAATGGCCCATCTTACCCTGACCATTTTGGTGATTGACAACATCTGTTGCGCTGATGGAAACCTTGACCTGATTGCCGCCATTGCTCTTAGCGACTACCGAATAGTCAGTGCAGATAGCATTATCTGCAACGGTATTAGAGGCGTCATGCAGAATGCCTGTATAAACGCCCGTCACGGGAGTGTCGTAAGTGGCGGCAGAATCAAAATTTCCTTTGTCTCCCTCATCGGGTTTGGGAGCTTCTCCACTTGCCATAGCGGTAACGTCACCTAAAGCAAAGAGCTTGCCGTCTTCATCAGGATAACCCTTGAAGGTGCAGGAGAAGACTCTTTCTTCATCAACATTGTAGGAATAATCCATCTGACCCGGAGTGGCAGAGCGGAAGAGAATGAAATCGTCTTCACGATTATCTTCAGCATTTGCAATCGGATGCAAACGAAGTCTCTGAGCAAAGTCCAGTAAGGACAGACCGCAACCAGTCGGAACTTCAACATAACGCTTCGTTGTGTCTTCCGCGTCTGTAAGAAGTTTTGCGCCAGGCATAATCTTGACAGCGTTTTCAAGAGTTGTTTCGGCTAAAGGAACAGTCACTTCAGCGGTACGAGCAGTGATGTACTCGTTAATTGGAGTATTGCCGAGCTGGTCAACGGTAACTTCATGTGTTTCTGTTGCAATAGAAACGTCAACACCGCCCTTGGTATAGCCAAGGTCTTCTTCTTTGTCACCGAAATAAACACGGCATACGCCAAGTTTTACATTTTTTGTATTACTTGCCATTTTTCTTTCTTGTTTTTGTTGTTGAAATTGAAGGTGGTTCTACCTTTTCAGGCGGAAGTTCGTCATAGATAATTCGCATATTTACCGAGAACTCACGCAAATTACCGTTTGACAAAGGGAAAATCATTGGAGTGGTGATCGGTCTGCAAATGCGAACGTTCATACTGCCAACAACCTCCGACTGCTCTATGTAAAGCGCATCAGTAGCCTTTTGAAGCATCTCTTGTCCAATGCCGTGATTCGCCGCTCTTGCGATCAATCGAAAAGTCGCTTTCATAAATCCTGGAAGCTCATAGTCGATTGTGTCGCCAGAAATTGATGAACGAAGTACGATTCCCGTCGAACTTTCTGAGGGTAAGGTGTCAACGAAAATATCTTTTGCGCATTTTCCGCAACCCTTCTCTTCAAGTCGCTTTGCTAATGCCAAAAAATCAATCATTCGTCGCTCGCTTCGTTCCAAATTTTGCACGTAGCTTCTGTATGATCGTGATCTCCTCGGATACTAAATCTCGGATGAAGACCAATGATCTTTAATCTCAGACCTCTGAATTCAATCAGGTCATCGATTTCAGCCTGTGTATTCTTTTCTAAAATCAGCCAATAATCGGCTGTAATCTCTTGTGCGTTGCCTCGTGAGGCCGAAGAGTCCGCACGTACTGAAGACTTTGTGGAGTTCTTCTTAGACTTCAAAATGGCGCAGTTTTCGTTGATTCTTCGATCAACGTGCTTTTGTCCGTAGATATCCATAGCGCTCATTTTTACGATGACGCACCGTTGATTAGGGACAAAAAGCGTCATTTCCCTGCTCCAGAAATCCAGTTATTTGAACCGACGTGGAAGAACTTCTTTCTGCGCTCGTTGTTTCGATCTGCTAAGTCGTTACGCTTAATCGCTTCAGTATTAAACGCAAGCATTATCGGGTCTTCAAACGTAACGCCGAATTCAGTTGCATCGGGGTTTTCTTCGACGATCATGTCGATAAACGTTTGGTAAGCGAAGTCTCTGTGATCAACATAGAAAGCCTTACAAGCATCCAGTTTTGAACCGTTAGCGCTTCTAATCGTCCATCTGATCTCTGTTGATTTCTGCTGTGCAAGAAGTCCGAAACCGCCATGAGCTTCAAAGAGGTGATAAACCTCAAGACTTCCGAACTTGATAGCGCTTAAGAAGGTTGCTTTATTTGCTTCAAAGAACCTATTCTCACGCACATACAGAGCTTCTAAGAACTTTGCATTCTCGAAGGGATACAACATGTCACCTTCGCTCAACAGATCAATAGCGATCTGTTTATGTCGTTCAAATTCGATTTCCGCTTTCTTAATGACGCTCGGTGTTATCGGCATATTAGAACCACGAATGCCGAAGATGATTGCTTCTAACGCTTTCAAAAACTGTTCGTAGATGTTCGTCTGTCTTTGGGCGTAGAGGTCTGCGTCTTTAGGAAAATAGACACCAAGAATTTTAGTCATTAACTTCTACCAATCTTTTTACCGCTTGCTAAATATCTGGACAGATAACTCATAGCTTTAGAAGAAACAGCCATTTGAGCGGGAATAATGCTTGAGAACATCTGCTTAACTTCACCGATGGTTTCAAGAATCAAGCCCTGTCTGCGTCTTTCTGCAATAGAGTCAACTTCCAATACATCATTGGCTTCTGCAAGCTGTGCCTGCATCAAAGCGGTTCTAAATTTTGTCGGAAGAGCTTCAAAGTCTTCTACAGACAAGTCTTCCAGCTTCACTGAGCCGCCATAAACTCCAAAAATCTCTCCGACTTGAACGCATCTTGGCTTACCAGCGGCTTGAACAACATAATCTTGTTTTGTCATATCAAGCTGAACCTGACCGAAGTCAAAAGCTAATCTGCAAATTCTCTGTTTCGCTTCGAGTAATGCAGAGATTCTTTGAGACTGAGACATGGATTCCCAGTTGTTAAGTTTCGGCATATCCATAGCCATCTTTTGGGCTTGACGATATGTCATAAAAGAATTGACGCCGACTTGCAGAGGGTCGGATACAGTCAATCCATAAGCATATTCAAGAGAAAATACCGCACCTGTTTTAGTCTTTGCTTTCAAGCAAATAATGCGAATGTCTCTGGAAGAATCTTCATTCAAAGTATTGACATCTTCAGAAGTCAAAACGGTGACTTCCGAGATAGTCTCTTGTTCGGTCGGCCCTTCCGAAGGTTCTTCGGGTACGGGTTCTTCAGAAGGTTCTTCGCTTAAAGCCTCTTCAGAAACTTCAGGCTCTTCAGGCTCGGCAGGAGTTTCAGTTATTTCAGGATAGTCTTCGCCGTCTGGCACATAGACCATAGACTTAACTAATTCTTTGCTTTCTGAATCAATGACTCGATAAACGACAGACACAACGTTGGCAATCGGATTACCAGCATCGTCGTTTAACGCGATAGTTGATTCAACGGCATTTCCTGAAATATAAACGTTCATTCTTCTTTGCCTGCAATGGCGTAAATCTTCTCAATCAGTTTGCGAATTGATGTGTCTCTAATTCCGAGAGGTGTTGCAACGTCTCTTAAGCCGTTAATACCCTTTTCGTCTGCAATCTTTTCTAATTCTTCTCGGGTATAACGAATGATGATTTCAGGAACTTCCTCAGCAGGAGGCAAGACCTCGACAATCGTCTTACTTACGGCATTTTTCGGCTTTTCGTCGTGATGAATAAACTCGGGCTGATCGGAGTCATTGCCTGCTACAACCTCTGTTTTTACATAGACATCACGAGTGACACGGCCAATCGGGGCGGAAATCTGAGTATTGTCAACGATTCTCGAAACTTCAGAGCCGTCTTCCCAAACGCAAGCCATAACGACCGAAATACGAATTGCTTCGTTGTGCTTCACATCACGGTCAGAAAGCCCATTCGTGAAATGAATTGTTTGCAGATAACCCGTGTAATTGCTCAGGCCATCCTGTTTAATCTTAAGTTTCATGGAGATTATTCAAATAAGGGCGGGAAGTTTCCCGCCCGTGTCTTGATTAACTCAAAAGTGAGTTAAGGCTTAGTTACCGCCGCCTGTACCGCCCTGATTTCCACCAGTGCCGCCAGTAGTGGGTTTCTCACCAATCTGAACATTCTTCAGACAAGCAAGAGACTTGGTGGATTTGAGAGCAAGACCGCAGTACCACTTCAAGCGAGTACGAATAGCGTCTTTGTTCTGAACAGTGCCGATGTTTTCGACAACGATACCAGCAGTATCGCCACCAAACAGACCATGCAGACCGTCAAGTTCATTTGCACGAAGAGCATAAATCGGGCAAGTGCCGTCAGTCGCCATCGGAATGAATTCATTCATTAGAATCGGCATTCCCTGATGAACCAGTACGGGATGACCAAAAGCAGGAAGCATCTGCATAACAGCGTCAGTGCCAGAGGTAGCACGAAGAATCTGACGGTATGCACGAATCGTCGGACGGTTCATAACAAGAACGTCTGCGCCGTTTGGGATTTTATCGAGCAGTTCGTCAAGCATTGCAAAATTCAATGCTGAGGCTTTTCCGTCAATGGTCTGATCGGAAGTAACCAGTCTTGCGACACCATCAAACTGTTTAGCGTTGGTTGTGGAGTTACCGTTAATCAAAACGTTAGAGAATTCACGACCCATACCCTTAGCTTTCTGAGCAATCTGAATTGCAAGTTGATTGTTGTGGTCAGACATAGTAGCCTGAAGGAATTTATCCACATCAACGTCGCCAATCAGAATACGAAGTTTGGCAACGACTTCAGTGAAGGTGGAAGCGGATTCCGTAACCGTGTCGTTCGGGTCAAGCCAAGAAGCTCCCGCCAAGGTATTTTCACGGTTGTAAACGTAGGCCTTGGAGTTTACTTTTGTAAACGGGAGAATGGAGAAGAGATCGTCACGATCAATAATTTCTGTAATGATGCCAGAGATCAGTGTGTTGTTAGAAAGTCTCTCGGCTTCTGCGCGAAGTAAAGGCATTTTTTATTATTTTCCTTAAAGACTTTTTGTCTTCGTGCCTAGGTCGCTTTAGGATTTGCGAGACAATGAAAGTTTGTTGTTGTTTTTATGCTTTCAGATTGTCTAACTCTTTGAAATTGATCGACAATCTTTGTCTGAGTAGAGCCAAGAGACCGAATGGCTCTTGGCGTATTTTTGCATCACTATACCACAAATTTGACATTTTGTCAAGCGGTATTTAAAATAGAAAGTTTTTACTTTAAAGTTGCGAGGCCCTTAGCAATCTGTTCAATTGCAGACAAACCTTTCGTGTTTTCCTGAACAGATTTTGCTTTGGAAGAAGAACCAGCCCCGCTCTTAATTTTGGATTTCAGCAAGAAGTCAGCGTCAGGGTCAGAGGTAATGATCTTTTCCATTGCAGAATCAAACGGAAGATTATTTCCGTACTGATCAACAAACGGAGCACGATCTTTCTGACCACGAGGTTTGTTGTATCCGACAACCTGCCCATCAACCAAGTCAAAATAATCGTTGTAAATGACGCGAGCTTTGTTGGGCGTCAGGGTTAGCTGATCATTGATGTACTGGGAATTAGCGAATTTTGCACCGATAGTCAGCTCAATAATGCGTTTTTCGCTTTCAACATTCTTAGCTTTTTCAGCTTCGAGCTGTTTCTGAATATCGCTCATTGCTTTGACGTGATCTTCGCTCATTTGTTTTTTGAGCTTTTCCCATTCGCCTTTTGCTTCAAGCTCTTTCTTCTGCTTGTCTTCTTCTGCTTTTAACATGGCAGTAAGTTTTTCAATACCGCCGAGGTTTTCAACTTCTTCGAGTTTCTTTTTAAATTCGGCAATCTGAGCTTGAGCAGTCTTGAGCTCTTCTTTTTTCTTCATGATGTCCTTGAGCAGTTTGTGATCTGCTTCAGACATCCCATGTTCATCGGGCTTCTTCGGAGTTTCGTCGGTCTTAGACCCTTCTGTAGTCTGATCGACTTGTTTGTTTTCACCTTCTTCAGCTTTCTGATTTTCAGAAGAAGTACCGTCACTGCCAGCAAAAATTTTGAATTTGGTTGTCATCGTTTTCCTTGTCAATTCTCTTTGACTTATTGTTATTTAGTATCTTTGGTAACTTGTCCCTGACGTTTATTCGCAACTGGACGCTTGTTATCGGAATTCGAACCGTCTGCTTGTTTTGTTGCATCGCCCTTACCGCTCTGAGTCTTGTACAGTGTGTGGGTTGGGTCTCGCAAATTATTAGAAGCGGTTCTCATAGTTGTCGGATTAGCCATCATGTCCTCAATAGAAATCGGCCACTTCTTCAACTCTTTTTCGATCTCTTCACGAACTTCCTTCTTCAACATCGGGAACAATTTGTCCATGAGAGCGCGCATCTGTTCGCGTCTAAGCGCATCAGGAGCGTCGATCAGCATTAAACGAGAAGCAATGTCGAACTCGTCATACAATCCACGAGTATCAAAATTGTCGGGATACAACACGAATCTCTTGTGCTCATTCCCTTCCTCATCAATCTTTTCTCCGCACCAAAGTGCCACAATTTTGACAATCTTGTTTTCAATAACTTCAAGACTGTCTGCCTTAGCTGTTAGCAAGGCATTAACACGCTCAAAGTCGTATGCTTTTGCAACGCCTGAGCTGTTATCTTTACTTACCGCGTTGTCCTTGTTGGTTCTTTCGCTGGAAAGACCGACTGTGTGATAAATCTCAGAAACAATGCGGTTTACGACCTCAAGAATAAGCTGGGCCTGCTTGGGGTCAGGTGAAATATATTCAGGGGCACGGGAAGAACCATCCGTCATGTAAGTGAAGATTCTCTTTGTGCCCATCTCAATCAATTTGTCTTGAACATCACTATCTGCGCCAGAGGCAGAGGTCGGCATAATCAATTGAGAAAAAGTCTGATCTTGAATGATTGCATCAAGGTTAGAAAGGTAGTTTGCAGTTGCTCTATCCAAAAATGCAATGTCATTGAGCATACTCGGCGAACCATATTCTTCATCCGAGAGAAGATGGTCTGCAAGAACAACAGGAACAACGCCTAAACCGTGCTCACCGTGATCAATCAGTTCATAAATTTTGCGGGTATCGTTATGAGCGATAACGAACCAATCGTTTGTTGTCCAAAGACGATACTGAACACGCTCTTTCCCGCTGGAAGTAAACGGGTCGTCATCATCCCGCACAACTTCTTGAATCAAAATCCAAGAAAGTTCTCCGTTCACATCAAACGAATAATCGAGCATCTGCTGAGGCGTAACGATGTAAGCGTAAGGATGAACCTTCAAAGACTTTTCGTCGGCTTTGGATAGAACACCGCTAGAGACTCTTTCGTTATCAATCACAATGCCGATACGACCGTAAATAGAGGTATTTTTGGCAATTTGTTTTGCTAAATCTTGGATGTCGGAACCAAATTTTGTCGCTTTCTTCCAAAAATGCTTTACTCCGTCTGGAGCATCTTCCGAACGCTCAACATTCTGTTTGAAAAGGTATTTAGTAACAAGATCAACAACTTCTCTGGAATGATTGAAGCGGTATGCTCGTTCACGTCTATCTTCAAAATCCTTTGAACCTTCTTTGATGTACTTGAAGATATTGTCTTCAAACCACTTTCTGCCGCCATGATAAGTTTCTTCAAAAAAATCCCAATTGGAAACCATCTCGTCATATAGAGGATGACGACGGGAAATCAGATTCTTAAAGGGGTTGACTGTAGAGCTTGAATCAATTTGCGGGTCAATGTAAGTAACACTGCCTGCTTTCTCAAAATTTTTCGTCATTTATTCTTCTTATTATCGTGAGTAACCTGCAACATTGAGTTTTCTGATCGGATATTCAATCTCAATCGCATATCCGAGTGCATCAGCAGAGTGTTCTATATTTGCCGACTTATCGACTTCTCTTGAACCTTCGATATAAAGCGTCTGCTCAAGAGCGTTAATTAAATGAGTACAGGAGGGGTCAACAAACAATCTGATTTTTCCTTCAGCACTCATAAGCATTCTGTTGACTGAGTTAACACGGTCTGCAATCGCTGGATGCTGTCTGCGGTACTTGATACGACTAAATCCGTGTTCTCTTAAAATATCAATATCGGTTTCACCGCGTGCGTGCTGTCTTGCCCCGCCAGCAGGGTCGGGATAAAGCGTGATTCTATCTTGCCAACGGTAATACTTCTGCTCAATAGCACACGCCATTTCTTCAGTATTGGAAGCTATCTTTACAATCTCACCAACCGCCCAAAGTTCACCATTAGCTTGAGGCTGTAGTATGACCGAAGACATTGGGTCAATATTGAAGTCCATACCAATCCAAACAGGAAGTTTTGGGTTGAAGGGACAACTCTTGATATGTACGGCTCGTGAAAATGGGTAATACACACGACCAGCCATAGATTCAAAACTTGCCAAAAATTCTTGCCTAAACGACTTTTCGTCCATATCTTTTTTAGCCGCCTCTAACTCAGCTAAAGGAATGAACGGAGAAGTCAGAGTCGGGAATTGCCAAGACTTCCAGTCTTTAGCACCTCCAGGCTGACCTAATTTGTAGGCTTTATAAAGAACGTTATAACTTTTCGGAGTTCCAATAAATAAGCACCAACCCTTCTTATCAGCCAATGTAGGACGAAGAACCTGAGTCCACGTTTCTTCCCGCATATCCTGATATTCATCGAGAATCAGACCGTGCAAACCAACACCGCGAAGTGAGTCAGGTTTATCGGCGCCTTTTAATTCGATTCTCGAACCATTGACCAACTCCACCATCATATTGGTTTCATTCATTCTTGAAATCCAATCTTTTGGCAAAGCGTCAAGAAGGTCGCCCCACATAATCTGTTTAGCCATTCGATACGTGGGAGCTACATACCAAATTTTTTGATTGGGTTTTGTAGCGTGAGCAATCATTTCCATACGTGAAAGATATGACTTGCCCCAACGTCTTCCTGCGACTACAACTCTAAAACGATGAGTATCTTGATAAACCTCCATCTGCTTCGGATGAAGCGAAAGACTTATTCTTCGTTTTTCCTTACCCATCAGAAAATACCTTTGAACGGGTAAGTTATCGTCTCAACAAATTCGCCAAAAAGCGAACTTTCCTTCCTAACAGGACGCTGAAGATACAAAGACGCTTCGTATTCTGCTAAGAGAAGTTCTATTCTGTCTAACTTCTCTTGCAAGATTCTTTTTTCTTCTTGCTTAGTCAGTTCCGCTTCTCTCTTTTTCAGCGCTTCTTCCCTGACCTTCAGTCCTTCTTCTGTCATTCTTCGCCTCCAATGATGTCATCAGGAGCTTCGGTATCAATCACACTGTTTCGTTCGGCAAACTGTTTGTTCAATTCTTCGTCGGGCAGTTCGAGAGAATCTTCTTCTTGGAAATTTCTAATTTGTTCGATCTGATCGGCTGTAAGTTCAGTTAGAACAAGTTCTGGCAGTGCATCGGTGTTCTTATCGTCTTTATCTAAGCCGAGTACAGTCCAGCGTTCTTGGCGTGTTACTGCTAAAGTTCTTGCGGCAGATTCAAGGGCTTTTAAGTTCCCCGCGATGGAAGCAAACGGCTTCCCATTCTGTTTGGCAAGGGCAACTTCGGCCCACGTGAGCTTTGCCAAGCCCATCGCCATCTTGTAATGGTCTTCTTTTGTCTCACGAATGCGGGATGCAACAAGTGTTGCTTCCTGCTCTGCCATTGTCTTAGCTTTATTCATTGCAGACTTTTGTACTTCGTCTGCGTAAGCACCTTTCTTAATCCCGTGATTACTAATGAAGTTGGAAACGACAGACTTTGGCACACCCAACTCTTTAGCAATCTGAGCGGGTGTAAATTCGCCAGTTTCATAAAGTGCCGTTAATCTTCTTTTTTCTGTAGCACTCAAAGATCGGCTCGAAGTTCGCTTTTTCGGCTCTTCTTTTGCTTCTAATTCTTTTTCGACTTCCATTTTATTGTTCTTATTCTTATAGATGTCTCTTTCTTAGCTGTCTAAGAAACGTTATCAATGGTGGTCAGTAATTCGTCTTCTTCTACCGAGTAAATAAACTTATCGGCTTCTTTTTCAGTAGCTTTCTTTTCATAAATGAAGTCGCAATTCACATAGCAATGTTCGCCATAAGCTGTAACGTCAATCAGTTGACATTGACTTTCTTGGTTGTGAATGCGAGCGATTTTCGTACCTTCTGGAACCTTAACTTTTTCTAAACAACCCTTGCGAATCAAATATCTGACCGAAAACGCAAGTGCATGAATAGAGGGTTTCCAAGGTAGGCTTTCAGCAAGTTCTTTCTTATAAGGCGCTCTTCCGTTCGCTTTCTTGAACGTCTGAATCGTCTCAATAATTACTTTTTGCTTCGGAGAAAGTTCATTGTGAAACATTAGAGCTTCTCCGAAAGTTCTTTTAATGTCTCTAATCTCAGCGGTTCATCGAGTCTGTGGCAATCAAACGCAGAGATAGAAATTCTACTCGGTAAGTCCGTTCTACCTTTGTCAGGGTTGAAATAGACGCCGTACAGGGGAAAAGCAAAAACTAACTGCTGAGTATTCTTGATTAGTTTTGCAATCGGCAAAGAATCAACTCTTGAGCGTCCCCTGAGTCGATTATCTCCGCTGTTTTCCATTGAAGAATGCTTCCAGTAGAAAGTACGCATCTCTTCAATGCATTTATTTCGTTCAAATTCGCTCATTTCGTTGAGTTCTTGATAAACTGCAACAAAATCAGCAGGAATACAACTGAACCAACGACGGAACCACTTCAAACCAGCCTGATAATTAACTGTTCTTTTCGGTGGTGCAAACTGAATACCAGCCTTCTGAGCAAAAGGGTTAAACCGAGACATTGAGCTTTGAAACTCAACAAAGTCGGCTCCAGTCATACGCATCATAATGTTCTGCATTCTGTATGCGATACCAACTCCACGGTACATAGTATCTAAAACCAGTCGGGAGTTAGTACAAGAATGGGCGTTAATCCAAATAGCGCGATGTCGATTGATAATGCGTGTATCTCTACCCCCGATATTGGGCTTCAGATGCTTAAACAATTCATTTCTGCCCGCAAGCGTCATGCGGGGAACGGTCATAACTCCGACGCCAATAAGCTGATCTTCGAGCATACAGCGGTAGAAACGAGGCCAAATGCCCAACACTTCAGCTTTGTAATGCAAAGCGTGAAGCTCGTTCCAATCTTCAACCGTGCCCTTCTCAACATAAATCTTGTCCAGAAGAGACAGTCTTGGCTTCTTGGGCACATCCCAACGCTCAATCAGAATATCAGGGGTGTCGGAGATAACCTGCTTCATTCTTTAATTGCTCGATAAATCAAGAAGAAAGGTGTGAACGCCCAACCTAAGACGAACAATAAAATACGGATGATCAGCGTGACAATCCCGACAAATGTCCAGAAAACAAGCATCAGAGGAAAGATAATCCAACAAAGCCAAAGAATGAGAACATTTGAATCTCTAACAAGCTGACAAACTTCGGCAAAACTTTTATCAGGCATTTGTCAGTCCCCACTTCTTGAACAATTCTTCGATTGAAGAGAATGTCTGATGACCGATCACACGATCAACTTCTTTGCCATCTTCAACAATCAGAATCGTTGGAACGCCCCGAACGTTATGAGCAATAAATTCTTCCCTTGCGGAATCCATGTCATAAACAGTCAAAGGGACATCAAAACGCTCGCAAAAATCTGTCAGCAACGGCTTTAACATTCTGCAAGGCGAGCAAGTAACGCTCGAAAAAATATAGACTTCTTTATTGGCCATCGAATTCACTTGTAATATCTTTGTATCCGTCTTCAGTGCGCACTTTTACGTCAATGCGCTCTCTGTAACGCTTCAATATGTAGGTGTCAGGCGCCAAGTCATTCACCAAGTCGGTGTGGGTTGTGGCAACGATGAGGGTTGCGCCACATTTGCGTGCAATCTTTTGCAGATTGAAGGCAATGTTTTTCGCTGTGACTCGATCAAGCACCGCCAAGAATTCATCCGCAAACCAAACTTGAGCGCCCGACTCGATCAACCTTGCCAATTTGAATCGGTATCGCTGACCGTCCGACAGCTCCTTGGGCTTTCTGAGATACAGGTTTGCATCTGATAAACCCACGAGAGAGAAAATTTGGAGAGCTTCGCTAACGGTCGGACAAAGTTGATCAATGATTGGTTCGTCTGTAGAGGTTGCTTCATCAATATCCGCAACCTTCAGACCTTCTTTTTTCATCAGACTCTTCAATTCATTCAGAATCGTTGATTTACCCGAACCTGATTGACCCGTAATGTAAACAACGTCTCCATCGTTGATCTGTAGCTTCAGATTGTCAAAGACCACAAAGTCTTTTTCATCCAGCCCGAGTCCGAACGCTTCCGCAATCTCAAGAACACGCTTGGTTCTTGAGACTTCGGTGGAGAAGTGCTTGTTAATAAGATAAGTTCTTTCTGTCATTACTTGGTCTGCACAAACGGTAACGGGGCGTCTGCGCTCATAAACTGGGGCATAACACCGTTCCATTTGTTAATCGCTTCAAGCTGTACAACCTCGGGATTGTCTCTAAGCGCTTTAGCCTTAAGAGCGATAGCGTCTGCTTCTGCTTGAGCTTCGATCTTGATTGACTCTGCCTTACCACGGGCGGCTTCAATGAGCTTCTGAGCTTCGGCCTTAGACTGAGCAATCTCGTTTTCTCTCAGAAGAGCACGCTGAGTTGCTTCAATCTTTGCGTTGATGGAGTCTCTGACCTGTTGCGGATACTGCATATCTGAAGTCCAAGAGACCTTCACAATTTCAATGCCGATAGGGTCTAACTTAGCTTTCAAGTCTTTAGTGACTTCTTCCAGCAAATCAGTCTTGCCAGAAGTCGTCAGTGTGTTCACGTCCATCTTGGAAGCGTGTTTAATCAAAGAGTCGCTGATGTTCTGTCTTACGTTTGTAGCGGTAATCTCTTCAACACCCTTGCGATATGTTTGAAAAACCGTCGCTGTCATCTCAGGCTTAACACGATATTCAATACCGATCTTAGCTTGAACCGTCATCGCATCCGAAGTCTGAAAGATGAACGGAGAATTGTAGGAATGAAGCTGATTGAATGTCGGAAACAGGTAAATCTGTTCGTTCCAAGTCAAGAAGTAACGACCGACATTAAGAGCTTCCTGCTGAACGCCCTTTGAGTCGCCATAAAGATTGACCTTAATGCCAACATTACCTGCTGGAACGGTCTCAACAGAGCAACCGTTTAAGTTCATGCAAGCCAGCAAAAAGCTGAGAAGTACAGCTACTTTAAATTTTTTCATCGTTTAAGAAAAAGGTAAGTGAAATACAGACAAAGCGCCACAAAAGAAACAGGAGCGGCAAATGCAAGCCAAACAAAAAGGATGTTTGAACTATTGAGCATCGTCGGAATAGCCGTTGTTACTAAGTAAGCCCCTGACAATACAAACAGAATGAAGATAAAAATCTTCAAAAATTCTTTAAAACCGATCATTGAAGTGTTCCGTGTTGCAGGCCAAGACCCGTAACATGAAGATTGTTCAGAATGAAACAGACGAGATCAGGATTGTCCTGAAACACCTGACAAAGACCGTTAATGCCTGCAACGACATAGTTTTCGTTTGTCCACTGAGAAGTAGCGTCCTGACAACCAAAACCTGCATTGAAATGAATGACGTGGAGAACCTCATGCAATAAAGTATTGGCTTCGTCAATTTCGTTTAGACCGTCGTCGATATAAATGACGCTCTTTTTGTAGTCAACCATGCCGAAGACCTGACCTTCCATGTTCTTGAAATAGTGGTCGGGGTCTGCAACCTTCTTAATTTCGTAATATTGATAGCCGATCTTGACAACTTTCGGCATCTCAACAACTGCGATAGGGGCAATGGCTTCAGTGGGCTGAGTTTCTTTTTTCTTCATGTCTTATTTAATGTAGTTTTGAGCAAATTCAACAAAGGCTTCTGCGCCAGCTTTAGACGTTTCACCCTCAATTTTTGCCATGAAACGAGCAACAGTTCTTTCCTGCGCTCCCTTAATCGTCTTAAAGCCGAGAGCATCAGCGATTCTCACTTCTGCTTCATCAACTTCAACAATCTTTTCTTCGGTTTCAGTCGCTTTCTTTTCAATATCTGCGTAAAGGTCTGCCGAGACAGCTTCGGGCTTGAACTCGCTCAAATCGGCTTCTAAGAAAGCCAATTCTTTCTTATCAAATATCCCGCTGAGGTCTAAGTCAATGCTTGCGATTTCGTTTTGCAATCCGACAGTGTCGAAATCAGAGATAGCAACTCGATTGTCTGCAATGCGAGCCGCCTTGATCTGTTCTTCGGTCAGGTCTCTGCGAACTAAGACAGGAACTTTTTTTAGCCCCAAAAAGCGGGATGCTTCAGTTCGTCCGTGACCCTTGATGATCACGCCGTCTTTATCAACGACAATCGGCTGATCGAATCCGAACTGTTTGATACTTTGAGCAATCTTTTCGACCTGCTCTTCGTCATGTATCTTGACATTGTTCTCGTATGGCTTGACGGCTTCTATCGGCCACCATTCAATTTTCAATTCGCCATTCGTACTTGTAGAACTCATTTTCCTTTTCTCGTTCTTCTATTTCTTCTGCGAAAAGTTTTCTTAATTCTTCTCGATCTTCTGACTCGTCGGGTTGTTCTAAGTCTTCAATTTCGAGTTCTCTTGGGATTCCAGGCGGCTTTATTCTGTCGCTCTTATTCTTCTTTTTTGGCATTTGTGCAAAGGTAAACAAGCGCGTCGCCAGCGTTCGTCAGAGAATCGCTTTCTGTGTAGCCCTGCTCTTTCATAATCTTTTCGATTAGCTTTTGCACTTTTTCAGAATCTTCGATTGCAACTTTGAAACGCATCACGACGTGTGTTTGAGGCGATCGTTCAATTGCGGGAGCGCTTTCTTCTAATTCTTCTTCATCAACTTCCAATTCATCCAAATTGATAGATGTGTTGGAAAACAGCGTCTCAAGGCTTTGATCAGAGTACGGCATATAAGACGAAAGATCAGATATGTCACCCAAGCCCGAAAGCAGTTCAGATAGCTTGAAAGCGTCATCTTCGCCATAACGTCCGTTATCAATGAGAGAGATTTTCTTGGCTTCTTCATCTGAAATCTCGCCAAGGTTAATAACTGCGACCTTATCTAATCCCAGCTCTTTGGCGGCTCTCCATCTATGTTCTCCGCCAATAATTTCAAAACCTTCATCTTGCTCACGTACCAGAATCGGTTTGAACTGACCGAATCGTCTCAGGCTCTCCTTTATTTTTTCTTCGTTGTCTGGAGAAACGACGTTTGTGTTGTAGGGATTAGGGGTCAGTTGATTGATTGGAACTTGTTCTATTTTTAATTCGTCCCGCATTAAAACTTTTATAATAAGTAGTTAACTACTTCATTATTGTAGAACAATGGATTAAAAATGTCAATGGAAAACAATACGATAAAGATTTTAGCGAATGCTGTAACGTGTAAAGTAGATACTGAAGATCGAAACGTAAAGCTCGAAGTCAATCGCTGTCTGACTTATTTTGTGGACGGCTATGAGCAATCTACCGCTTTCAAAATGCACACGTGGGACGGCACGGCTTCTTTCTTCAACTTCGCAAAATGCACGTTCCCCGCAGGTTTTATGTATTACGTCGGAGCCTGTCTGAAGAGAAAAGGCTATGACGTGCAGTTCTATAAAAAGCCGTTACCGAAACCTTTGGGCAAACTCAGACCGAAAATCGGTAATTATGAATACGACCCAAGATATGAGTATCAATACACGGTTACTGAAAAGCTGTTGAAGCACGGACAGATCATTTTTAGAGGTGCGACGGGCTGTCATGCAAAAGGAACAAAAGTTCTTATGTTTGATGGTTCATTCAAGAATGTTGAAGATGTAATCGTCGGAGACAAGCTCATGGGCGTCGATAGCTCTCCGAGAACCGTTCTTTCTTTAACAAGAGGGCGGGATAAGATGTACAAAATCACGCCTCATAGGTATGGCAATCCGTTTATTGTCAACTCTAAGCACATTCTTTCGCTTGAAATGACGAATGTCGGAGTTGGTCATTCTCGCTACAAATATTCTGGCACATGGACAGAAGTATCTGTCGAAGATTATTTGACCAAATGGAACAAAAATCAAAGACACATCTACAAACTTCATCGAAGCAGAGGTATTGATTTTTCATCACAAGAATCTCTTCCTTTAGACCCTTATCTTCTCGGCGTTCTTCTTGGAGACGGCACGTTTTGTGGCGGAACAAATGGTATTGTGAGTATTTGTACTATGGACATTGAGGTCGCAAAATACGTAAACGATTGGGCAGAAAATCACAATATGGACTTAACAGTCGGAGACAAGAAAGGCTCTTTGGCGGTCAATCTAAATATTGTCGGTTACAAAAAGGGAGAGTCTCCTAAGCCCAATTATCTGAAAGCAAAATTGAGAGATTTAAATCTTCTCAAAAAAAACAGTGAAGAAAAGTTCGTCCCCAAAATGTACCTTACTGCAAGCAGAGAAGACCGTCTTCAACTATTAGCTGGCATTCTTGATACCGACGGTCATCTGAGCAAAAACTGCTTCAATCTGACAATGAAATCAAAACAAGTAATAGACGCTGTTGCTTTTATTGCCAGAAGTCTTGGACTTGCTGTTCATCAGAGCACAAAGACTCTTAAGACGGGCGATTACGCTGGAAGAACGTACCATAGGGTCAGCATCAGTGGGGATACGGACAAGATTCCAACTAAAGTTGCTCACAAACAAGCAACACCTCGTGGACAAAAGAAAGATAATTGTCGAAGCGGTTTTACTGTTGACTATGTTGGTGTTGATGATTACTACGGCTTTACTTTAGACAGAGATCATCTTTATATGCTTGATGACTTCACGGTAACCCACAACTGCGGAAAGTCATTAGTAGCGCAAATCGCTTTTGCAACCATCAACCGCCCTACTCTGTTTCTTACAACCCGCTCCATTCTCATGTATCAGATGAAAGAGAATGTCGAAAAGAATCTCGGCATTGATGTAGCGGTTATTGGTGACGGAAATCTTGGTTTTGAAAATTCAGACGGCTCTAAATCGCTCAAAAAATTCACTGTCGCTACTGTTCAGACGATTCATTCATACATCAAAGAGCCGAATCCCACTGATTCCACCTATGAATTCACTGCTCAAAAGAAACGACAAGAATTTATGAAGTCCATTCTTGAGAAGTTTGAGTTTGTCATCTTGGAAGAAGCCCATGAGTCTTCTGCTTCGGGTTGGTTTGAACTTCTTAAATACTGTAAAAACGCCTATTACAGGCTTGCTTTAACAGGCACGCCGTTTATGAAAGAGTCTGAAGAAATGAATATGCGTTTAATGGCGTCTTCTGGCCCAGTCGCCATTACTGTTACTGAAAAGCAACTCATTGACTGCGGGATTCTGGCAACGCCTTACTTTAAGTTTGTTCATCTGACTAAGAAACCTCTTACTTTATCTGCAAAGACCTCTTGGCAACCCGCATATCGCATCGGCATTGTTGAAAATGAAGAACGTAATAAGACAATTGTCTATGAAGCTCAACGAGCTGTTGCTCATGGTCTTACAGTGATGATTCTCTTCAAGCAAATTGCTCACGGTAAAACGCTCAAAGAAATGCTTGACGCTGTTCATATCTCTAATGAACTCATTATCGGAGCTGATGATCAAGCGGAAAGAAAACGGGCAATTAACAAACTCAAAGACGGCAAAATTAAAGTCTTGCTTGGCTCAACCATTCTTGATGTCGGAGTAGATGTTCCTGCTGTCGGCATGGTGATTATCGCAAGCGCTGGCAAAGCTGAAGTCGCTCTCAGACAACGTATCGGCAGAGGCCTGCGTGCTAAGAAAAATCAAGCTAATATCTGTTTTGTGGTTGACTTTGATGACCCGTTTAACAAGTACCTGAAGAATCATGCCCAACAAAGAAAAGCGATTATTCAGCATACAGACGGCTTCAAAGAACACATCGTTGAAGATTTTGACTATTCGCTTCTAAAATAAATTCACCTTCAACTACAAACTCAAGGTGAATCATGTCAAAAATCTACAAGCAAAACGCCGATAGTCTTTTGATCAAGACGGTATATGAGCATTCTGACAAAAGAGGAATAGAGCTTGACCCTTGGCTTCTATATGTAGAACCTGTTTCTGGCAGACGAGCAAACACAACAAAGGTAAACAAGAACAAGGACGAATTCACTCTAATGACTCTGCGTTTGTCGTGTCCCTTTCAAGAATATGACTTCGGATGTCATGTAGTTGAGTCAAACTGCTTCGACCCTCCTACAGGAAGAGTTATTGCTGTGAGTGACCCTATTTCTACAAAAACGATCATGCCGAGCAAACTCAAAAAGACAGCAGATTATTTTTGTGTTGATTTCTGGAACGTAAGAACTGAACCTATATATGACTATGACGAAGCAGTCTCGGTTCTTTTCAAAGTTGCTCGCAAGCTCAAACCGTACTGGATGACATTAAAACTGCCAGATGTCCGAGTAGTACATGGAGTAGATGGTTTGCCTAATCAAAAAGAACACGAAACTCAATGTAGAGAAATTATTAAATTAACAGACTATCCCATTCTTACGAATTACACAGAACGTTTTGATGCTAATCCTGATGAATTTGAAACGGACGAAGAACTCTACAAACATTATCTTGGCGACTTTCGCAGTCTCATTGTCGCTGGAAAGTATATAGAAGATGAGGGAGATTATGAGGAAGTTTATTTAGACATTCCTGATGACCAAATGGACGCAGAATATCAACGTTTAAAACAAGAGAATGCGAAGAAATTAAAACAAATTTCCGAATTCATCATCGAACAATTTTTGTCTGAAATTAGAAAAGAAGCAACAGACGAGCAAATTCAAAAATGGCTGAATAAAATTCTAAACTTTAAGGGAGTAACTTTAAAAAGCGTTGGGAGTCTTGTAAAACAAATGAACGAAAACCATAGAAAATACTTCGATCTTTTTTGTCCTACAAAAATTTCTGTGGATGGAGAAATTTTCTTTGAAGATGGTTCGATGTGATTCTCAGGGGATAAGGATAAGCCTCTGACTTCCCCTGCCCCTATGGGATAAGGACGAGTTTGGGAATACTCAGGAAAATTAGGGGATGGATAGGGGGTTATTCACTTCCCATTTTAGACTTCGATTCTAAATATTTTCTATTTATTTATAATCGGCTGCTGAAATAAATGTTTTTATTTTATTTACAATAAATGAATTAAAAATAATAAAAACAATTTTAAATAAATTGCTCAAATAAAAATAAACCGCTTAAAATCAAGCGGTTTATTTTTTATTTAATTAGCAAGTCTTTTTTAGAATTTCGTGCTCTAATAATCTGCATAACCATTTATGAAATAATGCGTGAGGGTATGTAGTAGTGTAGATAACCCAAATTAAACACCAAATAAAACCAAGAATTAACGCACATAAATTCAACAATAAATCAAAAATAAATTGTTCTGACATAACGCACCTTTAAATGTAGTGATTTATTTAATGAGGTGTTTCCCTCCCTGATCAGGGAGGGAATTTCATGCTATTCGATACCAGCAATGAGACCGAATAACTTGAGTGCGTTGTCATTAACTTGAATCGGTGTATCTTTCTTGTTCTTAGTATAGTTAATCAACCCAAAAGCCCTACAGAGTTTTTTTACTTGCCCTGATTGAGCAGAAGCCGTACCGATCGTGTAATTATCAGCACCTTGTTTTCTGAAAGTTTCACGGGTCACTTCATCTATTTTTGCTTTTTTGTTCAGTGCGTAATACATCATTCTGAACTGCGATAGGGTCATGTGACCGAAAACCATCGATTTCGCAAAATTCACGACATAATGATTGTTACACTTGCGACCGCTAGCGAGCGCGCTAACTAGCTCAGGGAGTTTGTTCAGTTCTTTCTGAGCAACAAAATTAGGTGAGTTTTTATCAAGAATCGCAATACTATCAACAAACTGTAGTGCAAACTGAGCTGGGTTCTTCTGAGCTGTCAGTTTAGCGACATTGATCAGGTCAGTATAGACAACCTCGGGGCTATTCTTGATCGCAACTTCAAAAATATTAGTGTCTTTATCGAAACTGTTATTTATAGAGTTACGTTTGAGACTTTCTTCTCTACGAAGTTCAAGATTAGCGAGAGCGATTCTCTGAAACTTAACAACTTCGGGGCTATTCTTACCGACGAACTGAGAAACGGGAACAACCTGAGAGCGGGGGGCGTTCTTTTTTGTCTGTTTAGGGGTGATGAGCTGCTTTTCTTCTTCAGAAAAATTCTTATTGACCTTGCGAGCGGTCTTAGCGGTCTTTTCGTTGAATTGAGCGATTTCGCTTGCAGTTGCGAACGTGAAAATATTTTTCGTCATAATGTGTTTACCTTTAGGTTAATTTGTTAGTTATTGTTAAGAGTTGGTTAATCTCTTAACAATTCATATTCTACGCTGTTTTATGTGAATTTCAACAAACACGAATAGGGACAAACCCTTATAAGGGTAAGTCCCTAGTTAGGTGGTGCAGGGGTTAAATGCAAGGTAAACACAATAAACATTTAACCTTTTCGGGTAACCAGCCCTAAGCACCGTAAACCTAAAAAGTGAGCGGGTCTAACTCTGTAAAGGTACGTTAGCCCACTATGAGCGATTAGAGCATGACAACTCTAATGCTTTAAAACTAACGGGAAACAGGTTAGATTTTCAGGTCACTACTCCCTAGCTCACTCATAAATTTTTACTCTTGTCAAGCAAATTCTTCTAGGGATTTACCCTAGGGTGGGTTGTTATTTCCCACCGGTAGCAGTTGCTTTAATTACCCCTCTGCAACCTCTACTTTATCACCCTCGCTCACCCTGTTTTCAAATCCAACCTTTTTTCGTCGAAACCGACGACTCTCACGTTGGCGAAACGCACGTGCGCTTGGAGGATAAAATTCGCCCGTCAATAGCGTGCCAACACTGTAACACAAAACGAATTCCTCGGCAAGAAGCGTTTTAAACGATTTGCGTTCAGGATAAATCTCGCTTGAACTATAGCATTCCGAGGATTTCTGATGCTCAAGAAAGCACTTTCCAGCCCTTCTGAGCTGCTTTTGTGTTATGTCATGTGTAGTTAGTTGTTTACTGCATAAAAGCTCGTTATAGAACGTTGGCAACAGGTTTATAGTCATCATTCATAAGTAAGTAACTACGTTATAATACTCATATCGAAACAACGAACAAGGGAGTTCAAAGATGTGCAGAATAGAAAAGCGAAGAAAGTATGATGATCTTGCTTTAGGTGGTGAAGTCATCGTCTTTGATAGTTTTGAAGATTACGCAAATTCGATTAAAGACCCGAAGATTTATAAAGAGTTTTTAGAGCGCAACCCTGATTGTGACACTATACCGTGTGTTTACAAGTTCGTGCGTAATGAAAAACAAGCAAAAGAGTTTGTAAAGAAAGCAATCGAAGCAGGTGACGAAGATTTTCTTGAAGTGCAAGAGTTAGCTGAAGAAGAAGAGGTAAAGGGCGGTGCTTTTGCAATATGTATGGGCGAATGGGACGGCTTACCACGATTCAGTTTCACCGAACAGGGTTATTTATTAGATGACCCCGAATAAAGCAGTTAGTACAGAATAACTCATAGTGTGTACCTTAAACCCGCTATTCTTGTAGTGAAAAGAAAGAATAGCGGGTTCTTTTTTGTCCAGTTTCAAGCCACACCGCCTGTAGTTGCCTGACCGTCCATAACCCGCCTGCAAGCCACATACCGTAGCCTTGAGCCAATTGACTGCCTCCATAGCCAAGACTCCAGAGACTCCTGATGCCAAGCCAACAAAGACTATTGCCAGCGGTGCAAAGACTCGTGCCAAGGATTTTCTTTGCGTGCCAATGACAGTTGCCAACGCCACTAAGACTCTGTTGCCTTGTGTACAAAATTCGCGCCAAGGATAAATTTCGCTTGCCAATAGCCGTGACTGGAATTCGTTTCATCTCCGAAGGTTGTTGCCTTGGATTTGCTTCAAACATAAATTTCGTGTTGCCTAGGCATTTTCTTTCTTCTCTCAACTGTTGCCAATGTTGCTGTCGGTTTGTTTTGTTTCGTTGGAATGAGTTTGATTGAATCTTCCCGCCTACATTCAAACAGTTAATATATAGTTATCGAAACAACGAACTATGGGAGTTCACACTATGAAGATCGAAAAATTCAAAAAGTACGATCACACAGCAGAAGATAATAATTATTGTGTTGTTCTCAGTAATTTTGAAGAATTCAAACGTTTTTCAAAAGGTGAGACTGCTGAATTAGTCGAGTTCGTCAAAACTCATAGAAAAGAACTTGGTTTTTGGCTCTGGGAAAGTTTCCCCGTCGTTTTCACTTTTGTGAAGGGTGAAAAAGAAGCCCGTGAATTCGTCAAAAAAGCGATTGACGAAATTAACGACATTGAATATACGACCATACATTTGTATGCAAAAGAAAACGGTTACAAAGGTGCATACGAGGTCTTGAGCGGGGAAGCCGACGGTTACGCAAGAATCAGTTACAGCGATCAGGGCTATCTGATTGACTCAATCGAAGTTTAAGCAGTAAGAAACCCGCTGTATCAGCTACCCTATTTAGCTCGGTACAGCGGGTTTGTTTTGTCGGTATTGATTATGTTGGAATGCATACAATATCTTGTATGTATGAAAATTCCTTTGATTTCAACTGCTTCCAATCAATTTGTATATCTATGAACAGTGCCTTGGCATTAAAAACCCATCAAATTTGATTGCCAGAGTTTGAAGAACTGGTTATTTGAATGCCTTGGATTGAGAGACCCTTCGCCTGCTAATAAAAGACCGCCTACTCTTGTGCTTGTTATAATGAAATTGCTTTTTTAAGCGAACACTCAACAGCACAATCCGCTTAGATTTATGCGGGCGCTAAATCAGTTGTCATTTACTTGTAAGTGATAATTAAAAAGCCCCGCTAGTACCAATAGCGGGGCTGATAATTCTACAAGTGCTTAAATGAGTACGAAGCATAAAAAGCACAGAAGAACTATATCACACAAAGAACTAAAAGAGTATCGAAAGATGCTCGTTGCCTTACTTTGGTTTCTCAGTTTGGTAATAATAACGGTTCTTGATTTAGTTCAGATGTAATTTTTCTCCCCTTCGGAGTGTTGTGTCATTCCGAAGGTTTTTCTTTTTTACGTTTTCTCTGGACGCAATGCGGCTAAGGCTAAGAATAATTAAATTTAATTATTTATTCTCTATTTTCTTAAGGGTTTACACATCCGATTGGAAAACCTTGAAAAGAAAATGGTAAAAGTTCCCTTACCCATTTTTTCAACTTGGTACTACTAATCCAAGAAGCACTGTAATGGTTAAGAGACTTTCCATCTTCAACAGGTTACCGATCGGATCAACATCCGCCTAGTTCTAACCTCGCCAAAGAAAACGCAAAAGTTCCCAGAAAAGCCCTAAAGAAGGTGTGACTTTCGTCACAAAATATTCAAGCATCACTGTAGCACAAAACATTTCTTTTGTAAATAGTTGACTACTTATTTATTTGTGTATAATGAGAATTGTTGAAAGCGAACTGCTTTCGTTATTTTGTTTACATCGTTTGGAGAAAAAGATGTTTGAAAAAGCCGCCAAAGAGTACATTCGAAAGAAGAATGCCATGACAGCCTCTATCAATTCTGAGATCAACAAAGAGCGTCAACCACGTCTTGAGAAACGTGCAGAAAGTCAAAGAATCAGAGCAAAAGCCAAAGCGTTATCTGAGTTGCGTGAAATGCTTTCCGTCTTGACCCAATCGGGCGCCTCTGAGTCTGACATCAAGACCTTGCGTAATAAGTGCGTAAGACTTTCCAATGAGCTTTCAGATAAAGCCATCGCCTCATAGCTTGCTCATCTGATATTCAACCTCTCAGAAACGCTCAAAATCGTCTTCTGAGAGGTTTTTCTTTTCAACGCAGTTCGTTATTCAAAAAACAAAAGAAAAGCGCTCAGAAGAGCGCTATAAAGGTTTTAAAAGCTGTTTTAAGCAATATCGCAGAGAAACCTAAACCGATACGGTTCAATCGGTAGCTCTAACCATTGTTCCTCCGTTTCTATTCCCCTGTACGTTCTGCCATGGAATAATCGCATTCTGAAGATGAATGCCATGACATGAAGAATCTGTCTGCCAGTCTTTCCTTCTGCCAACCTGTGAATAATTCCATCTTTCGTATAACACGCCAAGAAGTCACCGCGAGATTCCAAGAAAGCCGTTCCTTCGTCATCAAACACAAGGTTGACATTCTTTCCAAAGCCGAAGGGAGAGACGCCAACGCTAGTCAATCTTTGTCGGAAGGGCTTGGATTCTTCGTTTTCGAGCGAGAAATAAAGCATTTCATAATACCTTTTCTTAAGTAATTGCTTATTTATTTTACGCTCGAAAGCCCGTGATTGCTCACGGGCTGAGTTCTATGCTTCGACTTTCGTAAACCACATACTCTTTCTTCTGTAATACTGAATTTTTTTGGTCGTTCTCGGTACAGATAAAACCGAGCGGGCGGGTGGTTACGCGCTCAAACCCTTTGAAATATTTGCTAAACCGAAGAACATCGGCAATAAGAAAGTGACCGTGTTGTTTTCTAGACTGAATTATGAGATCAAATTCTTTATCAGCTTCTGAATTTAAGCGTACAGGTGTTGCTTTCATTTCTACTCCCAGTGAGTTTGTTTTCAATAACTACATATTACCCGTATGGTTATTGGCGGGGTGTTTAATCAAACTCATTGCCAATGTTTGCGGTGAGAATAACTGAGTGCCTAGGAATTGAATCAGTCAGCGCTTGACCCGCACTTCTGCGGGTCTTTTATTTAGAGAAAAGCGGGAATTTCTCTCATGTCCCAGTCGTGTTTCCCGATGTAGGGGTTATTGGTTGCGTAGCGGTCAGAGAATGATTTGATATGACGCCCAGTTGTGCGAGACCATGCAGATGACATCTTATAAAGCGTCCCATTTTTGATGTAAGCAACGTTTGTCGAGTAAGAAACCAAAATTTTGAGACCGCTTTCAAGCTCTTGAACCTTTGCTTTATGGTAAAAACTCTTGTGACCGTCGTACTCAGAAGGTTGTAATTCGTAAGTCTTCATTTTTGAACTCCCGTTAAGTTTGTTTCGATGATTAAAGTTTACGCTGTTGATTATTGGCGGGGAGTTAATTTATTTTTAAATCCAATGATTTAGAAATTCATAGCCTAGGATTTAGAATTGTTTTTTATTGGATTTAATTTATTGAATTTGTTTTATTGGAATTAAATAATTAAATGCCTTGGCAATAAATACCGTATCAATTAAATGCCTACAATTCATTGATTAAAAAAAATGAGCGGGAGTTATCCCGCTCTTCGGTTAGTTATTCTTCAACCATATCAATCATTCTGCTGATTACATCTTCAACATAAGCCCACACGTAATTGTTAATTGCGCAGTCTGTTTTTTCAATGATTTCATAGATTTCAAGTCTCATTGTTTGTTGAAAATCCGCCCAACCAAGCTCGGCGCAAAGGTTTTCAACAAATTCATTAACCTGATCTTCAAACTTTTGATAAAACTCTTTTGTGTCAGAGTAATAAATCAACGGCCCGCAAGCTCCCGAAACACAACCGTGTTCATAAGTTTCATTGAGCATTTCGGCTAAAGACTGCAATCCGACTTTTGAGCTTTCTTTATCGTAACCGAAGAAGTCAAAAAGTTTTGCGAATTCTTCAATTTCAAATAACTTGCGAATGTTTTTGCTGTTTAGCATTTTTAAACTCCCTTTAAGTTCGTTGTTTCGTTATGTATATATTAGTCTTTTGATTATTGGCGGGAGCTGTAATTGTTTTCAATTCCAATGATTTAAACCGACAAATTTAATTCCTAGGAAATAAATTATTTTTATCGTTGGAAACAAATTTTTAATTCCTAGGCTATAAATAAATTCAAATAAAAATTCCAATGAAAGCAGCTTAAAAATAACCCCGCATTTCTGCGGGGCTTATCTCTTGGTTAAAGTTTAGCTACTTCGGCTTGAAGTTTCTCAATGAACTCTTTAGACATATCATTGATGAAGTCAATGAACTCAGGTTTGAAAAGCAGATTTAACAGGTCGATACAAAGTACATCCCCGTGATCATCTTCTGAATAGCTGAATGTTTCTCTAAAACATGGGCGATACATCGGAGCGAATTTTGTGCAATCTTCATTAGCAAAAACCAAGATAGCACCCCAGCTAACAGCGGAGCAGTCTTCTTTTGTTTCGGGGTCGGGGGCATGAAGATAAATGTCAATTGCGAAGCATTCGTCACCGACATCGGCATAAGCAGGGTGATAACCGAAGGGGGTGTGAAGCTCTACCGTGTATTGACCGAAGGGTTTTTCAAGATCGAGGTCATGCAGTCTATGACTGAGGTTATTAACAAAGTTTTCAAGTTTCGTCATTTTTAAACTCCCATAGTGTGTTTGTTTCGACAATTCACAGTTTACGCGTATGGTTATTGGCGGGGAGATTTCTTTAATTCGATTCCTATGTTTGCGATTCTACAAACTCAGAGCCAAGGAATTTGTTTCTGTTTTATTGGAAATAGTTTTTTAATTCCTAGGAATCTGTTTTCTCAGCGTTGGATTTAAATTATTTCCTAGGCAATAATTTCGTTCGTCTGGAAATAATTACTACAGGGCGGGATTTTCTCCCGCCCTTCTCTTTTAGTAACCGTACTCAGATAAAACACCAGTTACATAAGACGTTACGCGACTGCACATAATATCTTCAATGCTTTGCAAGTTATCACTATCGTCGTAACCGTAAGTTCTGAGATAAGCAAGAATGTCGTACTCATGACGGTTGTAAAATTTGGTTTTTGTGCAGGTGTAAATCAAAAACTGAGAAGACCCGATGTCTTCAAACTGTTCGAGTAAATCACTCAGCTCGTCATCATTTTCTAATTTTGCTTTGAAGTCATCATCTTCATGGTCATAATCAAACCCAGTAAAACCGAGCGCATTAGCGATGTAACGAAAATCACGATTAACAGCGTAAGCGTTGTAAGCATCAATTCTCTTCATAGTGCGAACTCCCTTAGTTCGTTGTTTCGATGCTTAGAAGTTTACGCTGACGGTTATTGGCGGGGTCTTCTACCGGGTTTTGATTCCAATAACTATGAAATATTTTCCCATCTTTTCTAGGAATATTGATAAATTTTCTCATAGTCCTCTTATTAACTATGAGAAAAATTCCCGTTTTGTTACAAAGTCTGCGCCAAGGATATATTTCTTCTCATTTTAGCCACGTGTTTTCCAGGCTTTTCGTTTGTTCTCCCTCCAAGGCACACGTACTTCTGCTCTAAGGATAAATCCCGTCAAGGAATAGCTTTCAACTCTTCAATTCTCCGCCATCTCTTCTCTGCCAAGGCGTCTTCATTTTTCCTAGGCGCTCTCACATGATGCTTCAAGGATAAATCTCGTCCGGTTATGCCCCTCTCTTTCTTCTTTCCACTGCTTTATTCAGCCAAAAATTCTTGCTGTTATTTTTTCGTAGATGATTTTCTTCATCTCATAGAGGGTCTGACTAAGCAACTCTTCAAGAGCCTCAAGACTTCTTCGTTTTCGTCTTTTTCAAAAATTTTCGCTCAATGCTTTGTCAGACCGCCCTTTTAAATGACTCTTCTCAGTGCTTTTGACACAGCGTTGGCGATTTCTCCGATGTAGTCATTAACTTCAATGAATGTTTTTTCATCTACTGATTCCTGTACGAGCTCGAGATCGTCAGAATCAACAATTCTGCCTTCCAGCCAGCTTCTAATCAGCAAATAGCGCTTGTTAGTCTCGTCATAAGCATAAACCGCTACTCTTTTTTGAAATTTGTCATCTACCGCAATGCTTGCGAACTCCATTTTCTCAATCTTCATTGTCGTAACCTCTCTTAAAGTTGATAGTTTCATTATATTTCAATTACTTTTTGGAAGGTTACTGTATAAATAAATCGTCCGAATCTCTAAATTGATGATTTTCCGAAACCCAATACCGACAGGGCTTAGAGCATAGTCCGACCCTCTATAAGATGTTCGGTTTTCAAGGGATAAGAATACTGTATAAATACAGTAAAATTACTGTATAAATAAATTCCGAGAAATCTTCGGAAATTGTAACCCAGTGCCTTGGATTCATAGACTCATTGCCTAGGAACAAAGGACTTCCTGCTCAGAGGATAAGGAAGTTTTAGTGCCTATAAGGAAAGAACTGCCTAGGAAAAGAAGACTCCGAAGATTGCCTATGAACAAATAACTGTTGTCTTGGCAATGACGACTGTAACGCCTTGATTTTAAAGACTTCCTTGGAAGAGGTTTTGTTACAAAGTTTGCTTGGAATTTCATTATGTGGAAAGGACATGAATGAGGGAATTTTATGAATTTGCGTTATCAATCCCTCCCCCTATTTCTGCCTTACACCTATTGATTGATTCCCCTGTTTTGTCTTACGCCCGTATTCTCTTTTCTCTACTTCTCTCTTACACCTATTGATTGCTTGTACTTATTTCTTCCGTCTGTTTTCTTTTATTGCCTATAGTCTCTTCGGCATCTCTTTCTCGCTTGTATTCGTTCTATTGAGTGACTGTCTAAGCCGAAGGTAGTTTATGAGGGCTGTGCGTTATCTCCGTTTACAGCCCTTCTATTGTCGTTTCAATCATCTTCATAATCTAAAGCATCAAACCCGTCGTGCTTCATTGTGAAGTCATGATAATTGATTCTTTTTGCACGATAGAAACCGCTTCTATCTTTCAAGAACCAACTGTCTCGTCTGACTTCTTTAACATTCGGCATTTGTCGCCAAGTGTTGCGTTTTACGTATTGATAGACTTTGCCGTCTCTAATAGCCTGTTTAATGAACTTAGTAACTGACGGCAGAATCGTCTTTAAGTACATAAGCATCATCTCTTGGAAAAGAAGATCATCGGGATTGAGTTTGAATTTTTCTTTGATAAATTCCTCCAGTTTGGGCGGGCATTCGGGGCTTTTGACATCCAAATCACAATCGTATTCATCTTGAACAACAAAGTACATAAAGTTTTCCTGCAACAGACAAACAATTGAAAACTCGGTGAGCTTATTGAGTGTCCAATAAATATCGAAGTCGTCGCTATAGCCTCGAACGTTTTCCAAACCTGTACTGTCGGCGTCTATTAGATACAGAAGATGATCGAGTTTCTTGTGTTTCTTGAGATAAGCGAGCGCATAATCAACATCTATTGCAAAATCCCACTTTGACGCATACTTGGTAAAGCGTTTCACTTGTGAACTCCCTTATTGAGTTTGTTTCGATATAGACATAGTACCGAGATGGTAACTGGCGGGAGAAGTGAGACCGATGTATTCCAACTAATCAAAATGTTAGAAAAATTAGAATAGCCTTGGAACGTGTTAGATTAACTGATTTTGGTACCCTCATTGATAAGGGTACCAAGAATTAACTTATTGAATTATTTGCTCATACACCGCAATTCATGGTCACGACATAATCTTTAGAACCGTCGGGCGCGATTCGTTCTACTGGTCTCGCGATCGCTCCCCAATCACCAAAGTCTGCAATATAGACGAACTCTTTTAGTGATTTGGGCTTGTCGAGTATTTCTTCAACGACAGTGGGGTCGGGGTAATGCACTACCTTATGAACCCTCGGTTCTCCGCACGCTTCCCACTCTTTATCAATAAGTTCTTCATCGGTAAGTTTCTCTAATTCGGGAATATTGCCGTAATGATTATCGTCATCTTCCCAGCAAGATAAGTTGTGATAGAACATTAACGACTGTTTATGTCTAAGCACAAACTCCGCAAAAAGGTCTTCAAGTTCGGGGTATTGTTCGTCGGGGTCTTTTACGTTGATGAAATTGAAATAGACTTGCGCACAAAAATCCCAACTAGGGCCACTTTCATCAAACAAACACCAATTTTTACCGAACTCTTTGCGTCTTTGATTTTCAAAAGCTGTGAATTCTTCTTCAGAATTGAAAACCAAAGTTTTCTGAACGACGCTCCCGTCTAAACTTCTTTGTACATAAATCATCTTGTTTACCTCTTTTAATGAGTTATTGAACATAACTACATATTAGAGAGATGGTTATTGGCGGGGAGCGGTCTTTAAATCGTAGCCAAGAAGTGAATTTTTGGAAAAGTCAATAAAATAATAATATCCTTTAAAATCAACTAGTTATAAAAATAATCGTTAGTTGATGCGATGATCTTCGGGTAAATCCTGATGCTTTAATCCAATTATAAGTAGTTATTTACTTATTATTCGCTTATAATGAGAAACAAATAAGAAAAAGATTGCTCTTTTAAAAATAGATCTCCTTAAAGTTAGCTGATAAAGCGAGAGTTGGTTTTATGGTGGTTTTATTACTCGAAATTTTCTCAAATCTGTGGAACAAACCGACTCTCGCATCATTTTTATAGGATGTAAGTGATTACTTATGTAAAACAAGGATTGTCGATCAACTTCAAGAGGTCAGACAATCTGCGGCTTGGTACTTAATGACTTAGAAGCGTGACCGAGAAGTAGTAGGAAATAAGAAGCTCTGACAACGGACGCTTGTTAGAGATTGAAGATTTCTTCAAGGTTTTCAGATTCATAACCTGAGTGAACGCGGTGCAATTCCGCCCTTCTATTCCCAAATCGCATATTTTTTGATAGTTAGAACGGGGTTGAGCAGAACCTGATGAAAGGCGTCCCTCTGGGTTCTCGAATGAGAGTACGCACTGCCAATGCGAAGAATTCCTTTGAGCTTGTGGGTTCTGCTTCAATCTTTTAAATGATTCTCCGATAGCTCAGTTGGTAGAGCGACGGACTGTTAATCCGTGGGTCGTTGGTTCAAGTCCAACTCGGAGAGCCACCGAATTCAGCTTGCTTGTTTGATCTACAAGCAACGAATGCCGTGCTCCAGGGTTTCTGTAGCGGTTCTATTCTTGGTGAACCTTAAACGAAGAAGGTTATCGCAACTATCCATAAGCGTTTGCGGAGTTTAAGCCTTTTTACTCTGATTAAGGCTTTGGTGAGGTTAGCCAATTCAACACGGTCTAGCGCTGGGTCGTGGCGGAAAAATAACAAGGGGTCTGTTAAAGATCGGCAGACTCCGCCTCAAAGTCATTTGGCAAACAGATGATTTTGAAGTTTTATCGCAGTGGTGGCATGAGTTGG